GGCCATCCTCGGAGGGGGGCCGACGCGATTGTGGGGCATCCTAGAGCGTCTGGGAGCGAATGGTCTAAGTGCTTGTGCGCCATGGGGTTAGGGCACTTCTGCCCGGACAGGGCCATCGAGGGAGGAGCGGCTAGAAACTGGCCGTGTCAGGATGGACACACCGGCATCCCGCGCCCCGCCCGCCGGGCTCATTCCGTGTGATAACACGCTTCGTGGCGCATGCGGGGGCGTTGCAGGGTGGAACGTGGTACACTAGAGTTACCCACCGACCTGTGGCACGAGCCTTGCTCTACGCATAGAGCGTGCCAGCAGCGTGGCATGGTCCTTGCCCAAGCAAGATGCGTGCCAGCAAGGGCCCCCAGTGACCCGCCCGAATGTTACGACATTGTGGGCAGCCCCTGTCCCGCCCATATACTCGGACGTATCTAACGTCAAACCTTTGCAAGGAGTTCCTGTGGCCCCTCAGACGAAGCTCCAGAAGGCCCGGCTCTACATCCTCGCGCACCCCGACGAGTCGAAGGAGCAGCAGGCAGCCGGCACTGGTTGTTCGGTCGCCCTCATCGCCATCGCGCGCAAGGGGCTCGTCGAGGAGGGCAAGCTCGCGCCCTCGCGCAAGGCGGCCTCCGTCCTGCCCGACGCCACGCCGGCCGAGCCGGCCCCGCCCTCGGGGATGCTCGACCATGACGCCATGATGGCGCTCGCTGACATGTCGCTCCTCGAAGACCTCGACGACGACGAAGTCCAGAAGCGCATGCTCAAGCAGTGCATCCGCTTCGCTTTCGACCCCAAGCTCCACGCCGACACGCGCATGAGCGCCTCCGTCCAGTGGGGCAAGCTCCGCGATGCCGTCAAGATCCGTGACCTCGGCCCCGGCCCGCCCCTCACGCGCGCCATGGCCTTCGACCGCTACAAGGACCTGACCTCGTCGATCGCCGATGTCGACTTCGTAGTCGAGGTGCTCTTCGCCTCCTACCCGGCCGCCGACGTCGTCAGGGCTCTCTCATCCCGCCTCGAAGCGAGGGAGGAAGCCGATGGAAGCCAAGCTCACACCGGAGACGCTGGACCGGTTCTTCCAGCAACTGAAGGACGCCCCACCGCAGGGGCCTGACATCGAGTTCATCAGCGCGCGCGAGTACACAGCGCGCCGAGCACGCCACATCGTGGACGGTGTCCCGATGGACATCCCGAGCCGCATGTCGTGGCCTCCCCGATGAAGGGCTCGTATCCGCTGTCAACGCAGTCGCTACACCGGGTGATGCTGGAGCTTCTCCGGCACCCTGAAGTCACGCTCACCTACCAGCACATGACCGCGCAACAGGGGCACAACCTCTGGAACGAGATCTTCCCGCCGACCGACATCAAGATCAAGGTCGATGCGAACCAGCAGACGGGCAACGTCGACCACATTGGCACGGTCGTCCACGAACTGCTCCACGTCATGGTCTACCCCATGTCGCTCGGGCGCTTCAAGGACGATCTCGACGAGGTCCTCGCGCTCGCCATGGACGCACACATGGTCGCCTACATCCGCAAGTCACCGAAGCGCGTGTCCTTGTGGACCGAGGCGATCAACGCGAAGCTCATCGACTCCGACAAGGAGGCCGGATGAAGATGGAACGACGCAACGAAGTCCACATCTGCCTCGCCGACAGCGGTCATCGCGACTCGACCGACTGCTGGTGCGAACCGAACAAGATGTACTGGTACACGAACGCCAAGGGCATCCTGATGTTCGTGGTCGAACACAACGACGACGTCCACATCCATCGGGTCGTCCGAGTTGCCGCGCGCGAGCGCGACAAGAAGCTCGCCCCCTCCCCGGATGTCCTCTGGGGCATTGATGCTCCATGGATCACCCGCGCCCTCGACATCACGCTCGGCGAGGGCCCTGTGGAGCCCAACGAAAGGAGTCTCTAATGAACCCCGCCGTGAAAGCCATGCAGCAGTACGTCGCACTCGTCGCCCCTTGGGCCTCAGCCGAGTGGACGAAGGAGCAGTTCGACGACCCCAAGGTCCGCGAGGACCGCATGTCGCCCGTCTCCACCGTCTTCCCCATTCCCTCGCGTCCGCTGCCCGGCCTCGTCGAGCAACTCCTGCTTGGCCCCGAGCGGACCATCCGCCTGTGTCGGCTCATCATGTGGGTGAACACGTTCAACTGGCAGAACGAGCGCATCGAGCGGATGGTCGGCGAGACCAAGTGGCAGAACATCGTCTCGCTCCACGCCGGCATCATCGGCCAACGCGCCTCCGGCACGCTCAACACCGCGTGGCGTGACGCCAACGAGGTGACCCGGTGAGCCCACTCTCCGCCAACTGCGCCATCTGCGGTGCGCCGAAGCCGATGTCCGAGTTCGCCGCCCCATGGTGTGGCACCTGTGACACAGCGGGCAAGGAAGGTGGCAAGGTGTATGCCGCCGAGAACCCGACCGCGTCCGAGTCCGAGATCATGTACGCCGAGCGCATGTCGCGGCAGGCCCGCGCCCACTCAGTCTTCGCGAACCGCGTCGACCCTCGTGACTTCTCCGCCACCCGTGGCGTGATCCCCACTCCTCCGAAAGGAGCCTGACATGGGCCTCGACCCCCGTGAGTACGACATGCCGGCGCTGATCTCCACGCGCCTGCAACAGCGCAAGGCCAAGTCGGACGTCCCCGACGCCTCCGACGCCGAAGCGACCATGAAGTACTGGGACGAGTACCGCCGCAAGGAGCGCCTCCGCATCGCGGGCGAGATGGAAGCCCGTGGCATCGTCACGGACGACGGCGAACACGGCGCGCTCCTCAACGGCGACGAACTCCATCGCCTCGGCTTCACCATCGGTGAGATGCCCACGGTCCGCACCCTCTGGGAGCGCGAACTCACCAACCACCTCGAAGACATCTACCAGAACGGCGCGAAGCCGGACATGGTGCTCCTCACGCCCGAGATAGCGTTCGAGCACGGCGTCATCAGCCGAGGGAGGTTCCAGTGGCTCAAGTTTCTGCGCTTCGTCAAGACTGGGACATGGAAGCCGAGAGGGTCCTCTGGCGGGCAATCTGCGCGCCGGAAGCGTGGCATGTAAACCCCATGCGGTCGACGCACCCGCACTCCCTGTGGCACTTCCTCCGCCACGCATGGGGCGCGGAGCACTACCTCGCGTCGCATCCCGCAGAGCCCCAGTGGCTGTACGAGCCGCTCCACATCCCGTACACCACATGGCTCCAGACTCACCTGCTCCAGTGGAAGGCTCATGCCCTCGCTGGCATCCCCGAGCAGTACAACCTGATCTCCCTCCTGCCGCGTGGCTTCGGGAAGACGGTCTCATCGACCAAAGCCGGGTCGTTGTGGTCGCACCTGAACGACCCCGACATGACGACCCTCATCCAGTCTGCGACCGACGAACTGTCCGGTGACATTCTCGGTTCCATCCTTGCAGTCTGCGGTGGGGGGAAGAACCACGACCCGGATTCGTGGTTCGTATGGCTCTACGGCGACTGGGTGACTGGCGCGCAGGAGCGCACCAAGTCATTCATCAAGCACTCCTACCGGCGCGCGCGCAACATCGGCGAGCCCTCGTTCGACGCCTCATCCGCCGGCATCGGCGCGACGGGCTACCACCCGCGCCAGTCCTTCTGGGATGACCCGCTCGAACAGGAGAAGCTGAAGAAGGACCGCTCGGCCTACCTGCGAGGGCAGAAGTCAGCCTTCATGTCGTCGGCCAACGCGCTCCACCGTAACGGACTCCGTGTCCTCACATGCACCCGGTACCTCGACGACGACGTCGCGGGCTACCACATGCACGAGGACGGCGTCGCCTCGTGGACCGGCATGCCCTGCCCGCACATGTCGATGTTCGACAAGGTGCCCTTCGGCCAAGGCATCTGGCACGTCTTCTTCTGGCAGACCGAGGACGAGACCACCGGCCTGCCGACGCACCCGAAGATGTGGACCGTGGCCGAGATCGCGCGACGCAAGCGCATCAACGCCGAGGAGTTCGCAGGCCAGCAGCAGAACAACCCCGGCGCATCGGAGCACGCTCCGCTCGTCGAGGGGCAGATCCCGTGGCTCTACGTCTCCTACCCGGACTTCATCTGGGACGTGACGGTCGAGTGGGCAACCGTCCACATCGACACGGCGTTCAAGAACAAGGAGAACATCGGGCGCGGTGACGACTCTGTAATCGTGGTCTGGCTGAAGGACGCCCGTAACAACGGCGTGCTCTACCTCGACACCGAACTCCTCCGCGCCTCGAACGAGTGGCGCGAAGAGGACTTCAACAAGGAACTGATTGCCGTCCTCGTCAACCTCCGCCGTCGCGGCATCTTCATTCGCGCGATCACGGACGAGACCGAGCCGGGTGGCAAAGAGGGCGTCTACAAGAACCGTATCCTCGGCCTCCTTCGCACCGCCGGCTTCAACTTCGGCGATGACCAGTTCATGCAGTTCAACCGTACCAAGGACAAGAAGTCCCGCATCCGTACGGCGGCCGGTCACTGGCAGGGCGGCTACGCGCGCATCCTCCTCAACAGGGGTGAGTGCAAGTGCCCGCCTCCCGTGCTCGACCCGAAGACAAACAAGCTCGTCTACGTGCAGTGCCCTCACTTCATCGTGACGCCGATCGTGCGGAAGATGGTCAACCAGATCCTCAAGGTTGACACGGTCTCACACGACGACCTTGCCGATGCAGCGGCTGACGGCTTCGCCCCGAAACTGTGGCGACCGCCTACCACGGACCCCGGCCTCGTGCAGGACGAGGGAACAACGGTCCGTCGCCCGTGGGACGACGACCTGAAGAACATGGGCAAGCCCATGACGAACGATGAACTCCTCACCATGATGGCCGAGCGCGATGAACTCCGGGCTTCCGGTTACCTCGACGACGGCGTCCGTGGCTTCGAGGAGGACGGGTGGATTCCACCGAGGGAACCCGTATGAAGACCAGAGCACGCATCAGCATCTCCGTGACACGCGGGAACATCACCCGCAAGATCGGAGTCGTCAAAGGTGGTCACTGGGGCGAACGCCTCGTGGCCCGCATCCGCCTGTGGCTCTGGAACCGCGAGAGCCGGCGCAGAGGTTAGCATGGCAAACGGAGCAGTAGTCACCACGGTCGGCAAGGGCCTCATCGCTGCGGCGATGGTCACGGCCAACGTGGCGAAGTATCTCGCACATGGCACGGGCACGACCACGCCCGCAGTGGGCGACACCGCCCTCGTGGCTGCGGTCGATCTGAACGCGGGCAAGGCGTGGGTTGGCGTCAACGCCGTCTCGGGCTCGGTCAAGTACCGCGTCACGAAGACGATCACGGCCAGTGGCACAGCGGACATCGCTGAGGTCGCCCTCTTCGACGTCGACGTCATGACGAACATGCTGTACCGGGAGGTGTTCACTCCCGTCCACGTCATCGCTACCGATACGATCGCCTACACGATCGACATCACGGTCGGCTGACATGGCGGCGAACAACCAAGCCGGCGCGGCCAGCGTCACGATGGCCGGGGCACTCGTCCCCGGCACCCGCAACTGGGAGCACAACGGTTCCTCGCCGCCCAAGTTGAGCGGCCAGATGAACAACTACTTCTTCCTCCCCTCGGGCTTCACGGCCGGTACTGGCGACGAAGCGTCGTGGTACCAAGGGTGGGGGTCGAAGCCACTGAAGTAAGTGTGAGGTGGGCTGGTTCTCCCGCGCCTTCGGGCGCGACGTGAAGCTGCCTCGTCAGCCGCTCGGTGACTCCGGCCGGCCCCCTCCATTCCTCTCGCAGAAAGGACGCCCATGCGCGTCATCGTGTTCGACATCGAGTCCCGCCTCTGGGCTGAGGACCTCGACCCCAAGGACAAGGAGCACGGGTGGGAACTCCTCCGGCAGGGCAAGGGGGGCGCGTCCGCTATCGTGCTGTACGACACACGCGATCAGTGGCTCTACGCATACGACGACCATGAGGTCGAAGCGTGCGCCCGCCACATCGAGCAGGCCGACCTCCTCGTCGGCTTCAACTCCGTGGGCTTCGACCTGCCCGTCATGGAGGGGTTGGCCCGTCGGGCCCTGCGCGTCCGCAAGCACTTCGACATCTTCGAGGCCCTCTCCGGTGCCTGCGCCAAGCGCGGCATCAAGACCGGCAAGGGCGACCTCACGCTGGACCGCATCTCTCGCCGCAACCTCGGCCGAGGGAAGATCGAGCATGGCGGCAACGCCAAGGAACTCGCCCGCACGGGCCGGTTCGGCAAGCTCTTCCGCTACTGCGGTGACGACGTTCACCTGACCTTCGACCTGTTCATGAAGATCGTCGAAACCGACGGCCTCATCGGACCCGGCGGATACACACGTCTGCCGCTTCCGGCCGACTTCAAGAGGGCTACATGATCTCTGCTCTTGCCATTCAGCGCGAGCCGTCCGACTACGCCTACAAGCAGCAGATGGCGAACATGGTCATCGACTGCCTGCGCTACTCCGAGTCGCAGTTCAACGGCATCCGCTCCAAGTGGCCCCGGCTCTACGACCTCTGGCGTGGCTCGTGGTCTGGCCGCTTCCACCCACACAAGAACAACGTCCACATCCCGCTGATCTTCAGCGCCCTGTGGGCCGACGCAGCGCGCAAGGCCGCAGCCTCGCTCTCCTCGTATCCTCCCGTCAACTTCATGGGCTATGGCCCGGATGACCGGAAGACCGCGCAGAAGCAGGAGGCCCTGAACGCCGCGCAGATGAAGGACGACAGCGCCTTCCTGAAGCAGGTGGATCTCCTCGTGGCCTCTGGCCTCTACGGCGTGGCCGTGATGCAGGTGGGCTGGAAGCGCGACGAGCAGACCCGGATCATGGAGCAGATCGACCGCATGCCCCTCTCGGGCAAGGTCGTTCGCCACATCCGCAAGGGCAAGGTCGTCATGTTCGACGGCCCCGAGTCCATCATGGTCGACCTCCTCGACTTCTTCCCGCAGCCGGCCGTCTCGCGTCTGCGCGACATGAAGTGGGTCGTCCGCCGCTACTTCCTCGACCTCGACGACATCCGCTACCTCGCGGAGATCGGCACGTTCGACAAGTCCGAAGTGGCCCGTATGGAGCGCGAGGGAGCAATCGGTGGCGGCAACTCCGAACTCGTCACCTCGATCCGTCGCTTCCAAGTCCGCACGGGCATGGACGACGAGACCGCGCGCTACATGGACAAGTACGCCCGCCCGATCGAGATCCTTGAGTTCTGGGGCCGTGTGCCCTCGGAGCTTTCGCCTGACGGCGACCTGAACCGCGTCGTCACTGTTGCCAATCGCCGCTACGTGATGCGGAACCGGCCGAACCCGTACAACCACGGGCGGCTGCCGTTCCTCGCCTTCTCGCCGACGCCTGACCCGCACTACTTCTACGCGCCGGGCAAGGCCGAGATCATCGAGAAGCTCCAGATCGTCGGAAACCGCTACCTGAACCAGAGCCTCGACGCGGCCGATCTGATGATCGACCCGATGTGGTTCTACGATCGTGGCGCTGGCCTCATCACGCGCAACCTCTACAGCCGCCCCGGCCGTTTCATCGGCCTGAACGGCAACCCGTCGCAGGCGATCATGCCGATGGGTCACGACATGTCGGGCCTCACCGTGGCCGACAACAAGATCGCACAGGTCCGCGAGTTCGCCCAGATGGGCACGGGCCTCGTCGACGACGCCGTCATGGGCCTCGGTTCCGACAGCCGCCAGACCGCCCGCGAGTTCGTGGGCCGGCGCGAGGCTGCTGGCACCCGCCTGATGCTGGAGTCGCGCATCTATGAAGAGACCATGTTGGAGCCACTGGCGAACATGTTCAGCGCGCTCTCGAAGCAGTTCCTTGAGCCGCCCATCGAGGTGATGATCCTCGGGGACGGCGCGCAGTTGGACCCCGACACCAACATGCCGATCCCGGCGTCGAGGGAGATCCTCAGCGGCTACGACCTGTTCCCGAGCTACCAAGCGCGGGCGATGGGCGCGACGATGGGCCTCAGCAAGCAGATGCAGCAGCAGAACCTGCTGTCGCTCCTGCAAGCTCTGTCGAGCCCCCTAGGGCAGTCGCTGATGGGTCAGATCAACGCGGTGAACTTCTTCCGTGGCATCTTCCGCGTGTTCGAGGTCCCCTCGATCAACGACATCTTCACCCAGAACCCGCAGCTTGCGGCGCTGGCACAGAGCGCGGGTGGTCCGGCAGGTCTCGCGGGCATCCCGACTTCAGGCCAGATCGCCAACGGCGGTCCTTCAGCCGTACCCGGCATGCCGACAGGCGCGCCGGCCGGCATGGGCGCACCGGCTTCCATGCTCAACCCGCCTGACATCGGCAAGAACGCGATGATGATGACGGCGTTGAACCACTCCTGAAAGGAGTAGACCATGGCAGGACAACGCGGTGACTTCCGCGAGATGTTCGATCTTCGCCGGCTGGATGAGCGTCAACTCGGTCAGATCGAGTTCGTGCTCAACAGCCCGGCGTACGACGACAGTTTCAAGCCCTACATGCTCTCGATCATCGCGAGCATGAACGCGATGTGGAAGGACCGCTCGCGCGAGCGGCAGGATCGCTATCCCGATGAGTTCCTCGCGGGCGGCGTCTGCTTCGGCGAGGGACTCCTGAAGTTCTTCTCGCTCCTGATCCACGAGACGTCGATGGAACGCATCCACGAAGCGATGCTCCAGTCGATGTCCAACGATCAACTCTACGACGCTCGCCGCAACGCGGGCGGCGTCAAGCCAGTGGTCGGCATCAATCAGCCGTCCACACCGAACGAGGGCGAAGCAGACCCCGAAGAGTACTGATGGCACGAGCACGCAACAACCCCGCCCAGAACTTCGCTGCTCATCAGGTGTCGAGCACCGAAGACATGGCAGAGATGGCCCGGCGATCCGGCTACAACATGGTCGCGGGCGACCTCACCAATCTCGCCGAGAACCGGCGCACGTCAGCGGGCATGGCACCGAAGTCGAAGATGATCGGTCCGATGCCCCTCGTGACGCGCCAGTCGGCGGTCACCAAGAAGGCGAAGCCCGGTGACCAGCCCGGCTCGGAGAACAGGTAACATGCCAAGCAATGAAGTCTTCAAGAAAGGCAAGGCCGGCGAGCTACACTCCGGCAGCAAGAACGGCCCCATCGTGAAGCACGGGTCCGCGCAGGAGAAGGCCATCTTCCTCTCGGAGAAGGCCAACGAGGCGGAGCACGGCGGGACATACGTGTCCGGCGGCGACCGCAACCCTCTGGCCGGCACACGCCGGAAGCGGGGCAAGTAACTCCAACTGAGGGACGACCCCTCAAGGAGAACAACGTGGCACAGTCCAGAGAAGAGGCAGCACTGCACGAACATCTGTTGCGTACGATTGTCGTGCCCGACGTCATCATCCCCATCGCTGCCAACGGCGGCCGACAGGGGAAGGCATCACAGGCAGAGATCAATGCTTTCGTCGACGGACTACCCGGCAACGAAGGCGCACCCGGAACTGCGGCAACACCAGCGACTCCTGCACAGGGCGGACAACCCGCGCCTGCTGCGGCTAAGGCGGCTGCGACCGACAGGACCAAGGCGGACAACCCCAGTCTCGACGACCTGATCGCCGGCTACGAAGCCCTGCGGGACCCCAAGACGGGTCTCATCGCGGGCAAGTACGTCGACGTGAAGGAAGCGATCAAGGGTGGAGTTCACCTCACACACATGGCGAAGGACGCCCTCGCGGAGCGTGATCGGCTCGCAGAGCAGGTCCGTTCCCTCGAAGCGCGCTTCGCCAACCCCCCGGCTGCGGCCCCCGCCGCAGTCGCTCCACAGCCCGTTCAGACGACGCTCGCTTCGCAGGCGGCCGTCGATGCTGCACAGGTACGGTACGACAAGGTGCTGTCGGACATCAGCGAGAGCGGTGGCGTTCTCGACGTGGAATCCTCGAAGCTGTTGAGCAAGGCGAGCCGCGAACTCGCCGAGGCGACGGCCAACTGGAAGGTGGAGGAGAGGTTCGCGGCCCGCGACACAGCGGGTGATGCGGACAGGGCGGCTTGGCGGCAGGTGGACTCCTACATGAAGGAGAAACACCCGAACGCCGAACGCTTCTCCGAGGAGGTCGCAGTCTTCATCGACAGCGACCCGCTGGTCAAGCGCGCAGTGCAAGCACTGCTGGCGCAGGGGGATCGGCAGGGCGCAACCGAGCACGCATGGGTGAGCTTCGAGCGAGCCCACGGCGCACAGGTTGCCGCATCCGATCATGCCAAGGCGGAGGCCACGGAGGCCGATCTCGCCGCGCGTGAACAGGTCCGTCAGGAGCAGTTGAAGATCGCACGCAAAGATGCGGGCGTCATCAGCGGTTCCGCAGGCGGTGCAGGTGCCCACGAGAACAAGGGTGCGACTGGAGCCTCCCGCGAGGAGATCGAGTCCGCCCGCGAACGGATGCGCCGTGAGGGTGAAGCCCCCGGCAGTCCGGGCGCTATGGCGTTCCGCAAGATGGTCATCGGCCCGTCACTTGGTTTCCTCAACCAGCAATAACGCTGGAGAAAGGGTCAACGCAGTACCACCACACGCCCCCCAATGGGGCGAGGGAACAACAACATGACCACGTTCAACTTCGGTTCGTATGCCTTCGATGGCTCGGACCTGAAGAGTGGCGTCGCTCGTGAGGACTTGCTGGAGCAGATCACCAACATCTCCCCGTACGACACGCCGTTCGTGTCGCAGGCACCCAAGGTCGCCTGCCGGCACATCTACCACCAGTGGCTCATCGACACGCTGTCCGCGCAGGACGGGACGGGTGCTGTCGAAGGTGCCGACTGGTCGCTGTCCACCACGACCGCGCCGAGCCGTATCTTCAACATCACGATGATCCTGCGTAAGGACATCGGGCTGTCGGAGTCGCAGCGCGCCGTCGACACCGCTGGCTTCGCGGATCAGTACGCCTACGAAGTGCAGAAGGCGGTGAAGGAACTCGCTGTGAAGCTGGAGACCTGCGTCTTCGGTGCCCTGAGCACCGCGACCGGTACCTCCGCTGCGGCTCGTGTCATGAAGGGTCTTCAGGCCTTCATCGCGACCAACACGGCGTACGCGGGCAGCAACGCCGGGACCGCTCCCGGTGACGCGACGCACGATGGGCAGTTGGCCGTCGGTGACTTCGCGGACATGCTGAACAGCATCTACGTGGCTGGTGGCAATCCCGAGCAGGTGTACGTCTCCCCGCGCGTCAAGCGTCAGGTGAGTGCGTTCACGGTTCCGGGTGCGGCTGCTGGCACCCCGCACGCGCGCAACATCGCGGCGGTGGACAAGAAGCTGGTCGGCGCGATCGACTTCTACGATTCGGATTTCGGTCTGATCCAGATCGTGCTCGATCGTTGGGTGCCGGAGAGCACCAACACGACCACGGCGACCGCGTCGGCGACCAACACGGGCGGGCAGATGTTCTTCCTGTCGCGTGCGATCAACCGGCTCGCGTGGCTGCGTCCTGTCCACCACGAGTTGGTGGGCAAGCGCGGTGATTCCGTCGCTGGTCTGGTCGTGGGCGAGGTCACGCTGGAGGTCCTGAACGAGAAGGCCAACGGCCGCATGATCTCGGTGAACAACAAGTCGGCGGTCAGCTAACGTCGACGTACAACAGTGGGGGCGGTGGAGGGCGAGACCTTTCGCCGCCCCTTTCTGCTTTCGAGGTACAACATGGCACAGCGCAAGAACCCCACCATCAGCGGTACGTCGGTCAACATGCCGGCTCCCGTGGATGGCGTGGACAACCTTCCCCTGCCGAGCGGCGTGAATGTCGCGGCGAAGGAGAAGGCCAACGACATGCCGGACGTGAGCATGAAGACGAACGATGGGGACAACCCGTCGGCCGTGCAGGCTCCGTTCGCGAACGGCAAAGACATGCGTTCCAAGGCCCCGACGCCCACGTCGAGCCCGACGCCTGCGATGCCGGGGGCGGCCGGCTAATGGCGCGCGGCAATCCGATCGCGAAGGCGGCCGGCTACGCGGCTCCATACGACAGCGGCGGCGTCGACGACGACATGAAGAAGACGCTGTCGCCCGGCCCGAAGATGGACAAGACCGAGAGCGACTACGTCGCTCAGGCGAAGAACAAGACGACGGCGAAGGTTGCTGTGCAGCGGGCCCGCAAGGCCAACAAGCAGCAGCCGGCACCGGACGCGGAGGACTGATGGCGAAGTCCCGCAAGAACCCGATCGCCAGCATGGACAGCATCGAGCAAGATCCGCATCAGAAGAAGCTCTCGGAGATGCACGATGCCCTGCACCAGCTTGGCGACAAGATCCGTAAGCCGTGGTCGAACGGGGGCGAGAAGCTCCTCCCGAAGGCCCTCGGCAGTGAACAGCCCGAGGCCAAGTTGGCTCGGAAACACATCGACAACCTGCACTCCGCAATGAAGGGTTGCAAGGACTGAGGTGAACATGGGAAGCAAGCGTGGTAACCCGATCGAGCAGCCACTCCGCTCGAAGGTGCTGTCGCAGAAGGTCGTGAACCCGATCGCGAACGATGCGGTCGTGGACGGTGGGAATCCTGCCAAGATGCGCGTGCCGGTCGGCAAGAAGACCGTCATCTCGCAGCAGGTGGGCAACCCCTCCGCGAGCAAGAAGTAATGGCCCGCAAGAACCCCCTCTCCTTCCTGAAGGAAGCGAAAGCCGAGGGAGAAAGCGCAGCCATGGAGAAGGCCGAGAAGGGCAAGCCCGACGCGGCCGACAAGAAGGCCAAGAAGGGGAAGAAGTAACATGGCAGGGAAGCGTGGCAATCCGACGAAGCACATCGGCTTCGAGGCTGCTGCGGAGAACGCGGCTGCGGGCGAGGGCGAGTCCCTCGCGCACGGCAAGGCGATCATCGCAGCGGCCGCCCAGAACGCCAGTGCGAAGGCCAAGAAGGCCAACCCCAACCTCAAGAAGGTGAAGGGAGCGTAACTCATGAGCAGCGGTGACTTTAAGATCGCTCGCATCAAGAGTCGCCACAAGGCGGAACTCGGACTTCTGGGCGATGCTACCAAGCTCGCTCAGGAGCGAGTCCCGATCCTGAGGGCGACGGCAGAGACACGGCGCGAGGTGCAGAACATGACCGATGCCCTGTCCACCCTCGCGAAGTACACGAAGACCGGCGGCTTCGACCCGACGCGCACGTTTCAGCACGTCGCGAACTTCGACACCGCCATCTGGACGCTCATCCTCGACATGTTCGCCCGCTACGACGAGAAGGGCGAACTGATGGACGACGGCCTGCTGTACAAGACGAACCCCGAACGCGGGAACGTCGAACTCAACAAAGACTTCTTCTACGCCCTCGTGGATTACTTCCGCGAGCAGGGCATCGACTGCGACATGCGCGGTCGGATCATCCTCAACTAGGAAGGAGCGGCCCCGTGTACCTGTGGACCCTCAACCTCAGCACGAAACACAACGCCTGCTCGTACTACCGCATCCAAGTCCCGTTCCGCCATCTCCCCGTGATCGAACCCTCGGTTCAGGTCTTCGAGGAGCGAGGGAACACGAAGGACGCGAACCTCGCGCTTGTCCACTCGGACGTGGCGCAGTTCTACGCGGTCTCGGGTGAGCCGTTCCTCCACCGCTTCCTCGCGTACAAGAAGATCGCGCCCTCGGTGCGCGCTGGCGAGCCCATCTACCCGCCGGCCCTCATCTACGACCACGACGATAACAACGACTTCGTCCACCCGTTCAACACGCAGTTCGCGCGCATGGGCGTTCGGGGCTACCCCGACACGTCGCTGCTCGAACCGGGCGACGGGCTCGTGATCGAGGACGCGAAGGGCAAGCACCTCACTGAGTACATCGACCAGCAGACGACTTCCGACGGCAGCGTCTGGGACATCGCGCGCAACCTCCAGCAGATGAAGGTGCGCCACGAGATCATCCGGCAGGCGCACGGCGTCACCGCCGCCTCGCCTCTGCTCGCCAAGTACTTCAAGGACGTGGTCGGCAACCCGAACACCTACTTCTTCCCGAACACGATCGTCCCCGAGGACTACGAGGACCTCGAACTCGTCCGCACGGACGACGAGATCCGCATCCTCTGGCAGGGTGGCATGAGCCACTGGATCGACTGGTACCCGCTGCGCGACGCGCTCGGCACCATCGCGAAGAAGTACCCGAAGGTGAAGTTCGTGATCTTCGGCGAGTACTTCCACTGGATTCACGACGTGATCCCCGCCGAGCAGATCGAGCACCACATCTGGGTCGAGTACGAGGCGTACAAGCTGAAGCGCGGCCTCATGAACATCGACATCAACCTCTGCCCCCTCGCGAACAACGTCTTCAACGCCTGCAAGTCCGCCATCAAGTGGTACGAAGGCTCCGTGTGGCGGAAGCCGGAACCGACCCTCGCGCAGAACACTGGGCCCTACCGGGAGATCCAAGATGGCAAGACGGGCCTCCTGTTCAACACGCCTGCGGAGTTCGTGGAGAAGCTGTCGCTCCTCATTGAGGACGTGGCTCTGCGCGCTCGCCTTGCTGCTGGCGCACGAGAGTGGGTCATGGAGAACCGTACGCCGAAAGCGACGATCCCCGGACTCTTCGACTTCTACGCGGAGACACGAGCACGCCAACGGCGCGAACTCGGCGCTCCCGTCATCCATCGTCCCACCTTCGAGCAGATCAAGAAGGTCGGTACGGCATTGAGGTAACACATGAGCATGACCACGGTCAACGCGAAGATCTACGTCGCCCGCATTATCGGCGGTGGCGCAGAGTCGCAGGAGTCGCTCGACATGGCCGGCGAGGCCATCCTTCGCGCGTATCAGGACTGGCAGAACAAGAAGTTCTGGCGCTTCCTCCTGAAGGACACGAGCGTTGCCAACACGACGCTCTCGGTCCACGCGCACAGTGGACAGGCGTACGTCCACGAGGTGGGCGACCCGGCCACAGCCACGGGCATCCTGAACGCGGTCAACATCGGCGACACGTTCACGGCCGACGCGCACTTCACCGGGACGATCACGGTCGTAAGTTACACGCGCGATACGTCGGGCAACATCAACCTCGTCACGTTCGACAAGACTTCCGATGCGTCGTCCGCCGTCACGCTCACGAAGACGAGCGTCAACATCCCCGTGAGGGCGGGCGTCAACGACTACAACCTGCCACTAGACTTCTTCGCTCCGTTCTCGGCCACGCTCACCACGAACAAGCGCACGCTTACCTTCCGCGACCAGCGGTGGTGGGATCGCGTGCTCGTCGACCAGACCGTGTCGCGGACGCCGTCCGATTACGGTGTGTACAACGCCTACTCGGAAGAGACGCAGAACTTCGGCACGAAGCACTTGAAGTTCGACTCAACCCCTGATGGCACCGACACGCTCATGCTCCGCTACTACCGGGCGTTCAACCCGACCGGCACGTATGTCGACGTGATCGACGACTTCCTCTACCAGTTCCTCGACTACGCCCGCTCGCTGCTCCTCGCGACGAAGCGGGCGCAGGACGATCCACAGGGCTACACGGCCATGTCGAAGGATGGCACGGACAGTGCGGTCGCACAGGATGAGCAGGTCACGGACGACGACGACTTCGACCGTGGGCTCAAGTCCCAGTACGAAGTCGGCGACTACAACCGGCCCATCTGGGGCAACGGTCCATTCGATCCTTACCGCTACTGAGGTAACCCATGCGTGCAGTCACTGAACTTCTGAACGGCGGACTCGTCACCGCTCGCGTTGGCGCGATGCTCGAATCGGGCGAACTCCAACGCGCGGACGACTGCTTCTACCGTGAGAAGGACCCGGCCATCTGGCGCGCGCCGGGCCGCACGGCTCTCACCTCAACCGTCATCGGTGCCGACATCCGAGGGCTCAAGCAACTGTCGTTCGACGGCAACTTCACCGAGCAGATCCTGATGCTTGGCCGGCGCACGGATGGCTCTCCGACGTGGACCTCGGGCCAGAATCCGGCCTCGCCGGATACGCACGTCTACGCGGCCGACTTCACGGCCACCTCCGGGCTCACGCCCGCTGAGGTCGGCGGTCAGGGACGGTGGGTCGGGACGGTCACGAGCACAGCGTTCGACGCCAACCTCGTCATCGCCTCCTGCACCATCAGTGGCACGGCCGTCACTGGCTCCGCGATCTTCGGCAACGTGGTCGTGGGCATGGTCGTCTCGGGCACTGGCGTCACTGCTGGCACTCGCGTCTCGGCCGTGCAGGACAACTCGAACATCACGCTCGACACGTCTGCCACCAACGGCACCGTCACGCTCACCTTCACGCAGTACCCGTTCCTCGCCGCCGCCGTCGGCGCGAGGGTCATCGGCACGTCGATCGGCCCGAACGTCTACGTCACGGCCGTCTCGAATCAGGACGGGACCACGGGCCACTACAAGACGGCCACGCTGAACGCAGCGCCCTCGGGCGGCAACGGGGTCTACACGCCCGTCTTCACCTGCGGCACCGCCGTGGGCTTCGGCAACAACGGCAACGAGATCCTCGACGCGATCCAGTTCAACGCCCGCAAGTACTTCGTGTGGGACGGGACCACGTCCGCGCTCCGTGCCGTCGAGTGGGCTGATCGTTCTGCGGTCGCTGCCACTCTGCCGGCACTCAGTGCGCGCCCGGTCGGCCTCAAGCCGGTCCTCATCGCGCCGACGCTCGCTGTCAACACCGGCCAGACCACGGGCTGGAACCTGACGAAGGGCGCAGGCAACTACTGGTTCCTCATCACGGAGATCTACTCGCCCAACGGCGACATCGCCACGGCGCTCAAAGACCCGATCCAGAAGCTCCAGATCATCGAGGGAGCTTATCTCGGCGTCAACAACGCGGCCACGGGCGATACGGGCTCACAGGGTGGGGCGGGCCTGCCCCTCTCGGCGGCCATCACCACGCCGGCCTCGGACACGATCACGATCACCTTCCCGGCCGTGCAGAACAACGGTCAGGACGGCTACGTCGCGACCCACTGGGGCATCTACATCTACGGACCGGCCACCGACATGCCTTCGCTGGCCTCGATGCGTCGGTGCGCCACTGTCGCGATGACGACCTACGCTGCCGGCCAGACCTACACGCTGACCGACGTGACGCTCACGCAGCAGAAGTACGCGGGCGCGTTCGCTGCGGCCACGGGCTACGCGTTGCCATTCAGCCATGCTGACCACCTTACGGGTGCGGCTGACCTCGACTACGGCTCGGTTCAGACGGGCGGCACGCACTGGCCGGTCTACTCCGACGGTGCGAGTCGGCTGACGACCTTCGGCTTCTCGACGGGCGTCGTGGGCTCGGTCGACTATACGAGCAAGGTTCCCATCGGCATCCAAGTCGTCGTCAACGCACGCTCGACGAACGTCGCCGGCCTGTGGATCAAGCTGATGGCGACCGCCAGCGGCCGACAGACGAGCCTCCTGTCACGGGGCGTCCCCATGATCCAGACGGGCATCGCCTTCGGCGGCCCCATGGACCTGCTCGGCGTTGCGTGGACGAACACGGACACCTCGACGCTCGCCGTCGAACTCGGCATCATGAAGCAGGGCTCGCCCAATGTCCGGCTCGACGTCTACGATGTCTACATCAAGGTGTGGTACACCTCGGTGAACGTCGACTTCAACGGGCCCGCGTACCGCGTCGTGACGTACCGCGATCAGGTCGGGGCCACGGTCTCGGACCCGGCGCGGCTGCTCCCGCCGGTCTGCACCACGGGCGACTTCTTCCAAGGCTGCCTCGTCCTGAACGACCTCAGCCAGATCAACACGCTTCGCTACTCGCTGCCGGACGACCCGGAGGCGTTCCCGAAGCCCTACCGGCTGACGTTCAACACGCGCAAGCGCGACAGGATCACCTTCATCCGGGCGCTCAACGGCAACCTGTTCGTCGGGCTGGAGAACACGGTCAAGCGCGTCATGTACCTCCCTCGGGAGACCGACACGGACATGACCTCGGGCCTCGCGCACGAGGACATCGCCACGGACCACGGCATCCCCGGTCCACTCTGCGCGACGACGTTCGACATGCCGGGGCGCGGCGTCTTCATGGCCTATGCCTCCACGTCGGGCATGTTCCTCAGCAACGGCATCTGGACGCTCCCGCTCAACATGGATCTCGACTGGGAGAACACGGTCAAGATCTCGGCGCTCGGGTCGGCGGTCCTCAAGAACTACCCGCGCCAGAAGCTGCTCGCGCTCTACTACTGCCCGGCTGGTGCGACGCACTCGCGTAACACGCGCGTGATGTACTTCTCGTACCAGCAAGACAAGCTGAAGGGCATGTTCCAGCTTCCGGCCATTGGCCCCTCGGTCGTCTCGGCGCGCAGTGCGTGCGAGGCGTACCTCAACGGCACGGCCTACCTGCTCACTGGGCAGGAGACCGACGGCCTCGTCTACCTCGAAGACAGTGGCACGACCATCCCGACGGGCTACCGCGTGACCAACACGGCCACGGCGAGTACGCAGGGTGATGGCAAGGCCACCGTTCAGGACGTGCAGATCATCCCGTTCATCCGCACCCGCAAGATCTACTCGGCGGGCATGGACCGGGACGTCTTCGGCGACAAGGTCTACCTGATGTTCTCGCCCTACGGGTCGAACTCACTCACGTACTCCCTGTCCGCACTGACGAAGGACAGCACCACGGTCACGTCACCCACCAACGCGTTCGTGAACGCAATCGCCGGCTACCGCGTCAAGGGTACTGGCATTGATCCGGGCACGATCTGCACGGTGGTAACCGACGTCGCTACGCTCTCACTCTCACGGGCGGCCAACACCACGGGCAGTGTCACCCTCACGGTTGACTCGGGCACGATTGGAATCGGCATCCGAGGGAGCGGGCTCGGCGAGGCAGTCAAGGGCCTCAGCACGGACTACGTCTCCACGCTCGCTGGCGATCTCGTCAGCATCGTGAACTCGAACATCCGGCGTGGCTTCGAGCTACAGATCGAGAAGGTTCCCCTCACGTTCGACGCGAACGGTGACACGCTGACTTGGGCCGACCTCGGCACCAACATGCGGTTGCACCAGATCACCTACATGGTCAGCGAGCAGGGTTACCCGGACACCAACCGCAACACCACGTAGAGGAATCCGATGCCAGCCTTCATCCCCGTACATCCGCCCCGCACCCCTGACGACTGCGCCCCGTGGCTCTACGAGGCGATCACTCGCCTCAACAGGGCCGCGACGTCGTCGTTTCAGGCAGCGGCGGCGGTTGTACGCGGTGAGGTGCCTGACTCCTCGGGCAACCCTCTACCCGCACCCGACCTGTCGGGATACTTCCTACTTGCCGGCCGTTCAGGCGGGCAGATCGCCAAGGGTGACACGGCGGCCTCGGGCGACCTCACTCTCGTCTCGACGGCCAACGCGACGAAGGGCTTGATCTTCTTCGGCTCCGCGCAGACGCAGGCGGCGTTCGATGAAGCACAGGGCTTCTTCGGCTTCGGCACGGTGGCTCCCTCGGCGCTCGTTGACGTTGTCGGCAGCAGCGGCATGGTGCGACTAGGCGCGACCGGCGTCACGCACACGGTCAACGGCACCAGCGGCGACATGAAGCTGACCTCGACTGATGCGGGCTTCATCGCTTCCGGTGGCACCGCGCAGGTCACGGCCGGGATGCTCGTGACGGGCACCAACGTCGCGGCGAACACCTACGTCCGCCACGTCAACGGCAACACGGACCTCTCGCTCACGGTCGCCCTCACCGGGACGATCACGGGTGGGACTGTCACCTTCACGGACGTGGGCCTCTTCCGTCGTACGAACGACGAGTCGGGCACCGACATCGACTTCTTCCTGAACGGCGCGCTCCGCATCACGGCTGGTACGGCTGCCCCGCTCCGCATCCTGTCTGACCAGTTGGACGACTCGAACGTCGGTCTCGTCGTCGCCAGTTGCTCGGCCGTCAACGGCACGCGTACGCTGACCGCAGCAGGTACGCCCTTCAGCAACGTCCTCGACAATGCAGGCGCTGCCTCGAACGGCTACGCCTCGGGTGACATCGTCACCGGCTCGGGCATCCCGTCAGGCACTTACGTCGTGACGAAGGTGACGGGCGGTCAGTTGACGCTCTCGAACACACTTCCCACGATCACCACGCAGACGATGACGTTCAAGCGGCAGACTGCCTTCTCGATCTTCGAGGCGGGCACTGTCGTGAGTGGCAACGCCATCGGAGCCCACCTTCAGTTCGGCGGCCCGAACCGTGGTGAACTGAACTTCATCACCATCGCGACGAACAAGGGCTGGATTCGCCGCCAGTCTTCAGCCGGTGCGACGCAGATCGGGTGGGGCTTCAACGCGAACCCACAGGACTTCACGTCCGCGTGGACTGGCCTTTTCATGAACGAGCCACTCTCGATCTCGGGAGCGGACTTCATCGTCTACAACTCGACGACCGGCACGGCCCCTAACAAGACGCTCGGCACGCAGAACTTCGCTGTGCTGACCGCCAACGGACACGTCGTCATCGGACAGACCAGCGCCGGTTGCTACTTCGCTGGCGCGAGCGATGCCCTTCAGTGCCTCCAGACGACGAGTGACCTGAACCTGTTCAACGTCAGCCACGTCGCCGCATGGTCCGACTCACTCAACATCGCGAACAGCTTCCGGATGCTCGTTGGTGACCTTGCTTCGACACACCGCTCGGTCTTCCTCTCCTCGGCGGGTAACGGCGTCTTCACCCGCTTCGGCATCAGTTCCGCCTACACGCTCATCACGAACGCGCAGGCTGGCGCTGTGGGCTTTGCGGCCCCCGAGGCAAGCCCGACCACCGTACTCCGCATCATCGCGGACGACACGAACGGCGCGAACGGCTGCGTACTCCTCAAGCTCCAGACTCGCCGCTCGGGACAGACGGGCGACTTCCTACAGGTCCTCGACAGCATCCCCTCCGTTCGAGCCAGCATCTCCGCAACTGGCGTCTTCACTGGCACCAGTGCCGATCTCTTCTACGAGGACGAACATGTCTCGTGGGAAGACGAGAACGTCTACTACAGTGCGCTCAACCAGTAAGGAGTAACCCATGGCCTCATTGAAGCAGAAGGGTCTCGCGCTTCTCGGCTCGGCGACCATCGACATGAAGACGGCGGCAACGACCACGATCTTCACGGCCCCGACACTCTCGGGCACCCAGAAGGTGCGCGTCATGTTCGTGGTCTTCCACAGCCCGACGGCCTCACTGGCGGGCGGCACGAGCTACAGCCTCACGGGCTTCGTGCAGACGTTCTCCCTCGCGACGCTGACCGCTGCCACGGGTTACGCCGCCATCGGCCCGATCTTCCAGATCACCACGACCGCTCCGACTCAGTACACCGAGCTTGCAAGCGGTGCCAACTTCCAGCTTACCGTCACCACGGGAAGCACACTCGCGGCCAACGCCACCATCGAAGTCTGGGGCTACATCGCGTAAGAGGTACACATGCCTGCTGCTCTCCTCACCGCCGCTCCGTACATCCTGAACGGCCTCGGCGCGATCTTCGGCAAGAAGCGCAAGTACGCTGACCCGGAGGAACTCCGCCGCCGGTTCGGCCCTGACGCTATCAACGCCGACGCCATGAAGCTCTACAACAACATCCTGTCCTCGCCCTACGGCCAGAACCTGCTCCGGCAGGCGGCCACCTCGGGCCAGACCGCTGAGGGCAACCTCGCGTCGAACGCTGCTGCGTCCGGCATGGGCAATGGCTCTGGTGCGACCTCGGGCGCTTCCGACTTCGCCACTGCGACCGCGCCCCAGATTCAGGGCTCCCTCGAATCGACGCAGAAGGCTGGCATGTGGCAGGGCGCTCTCGCGAGCGCGACCGGCCTGAACCAGAACCTCGCGGGCGTCGCCGAGCGAGGGCAGATCTACAACAACGAGCAGCCGTCGCCCTTCGAGAAGATCGCGGGCGCGGCCGGCCAGTGGGCGGCGACGATGCCGAAGCAGAAGGCCGCTGGCTCCGATGCAGACGCGCCGGCACCCGGCGTCGGCAAGGACGAGACCAACTACTACAACGCACGAGGTCGCTAATGAGCGTTCCACGCAAGTTCACGCAGGCTGTCAGTGATTCCGCGCAGCCGGTCCCGACCACCGATCCGGCCAAGCTCGCGATGATCCGCGACCTGATGTCGCAGCAGGGCGGTGCGGCGATCCCTGCTGGACAGGGCCCGATGAGCCCGGTCGTTGCCGCGAACATGGGCATGCCCGCCCGTCAGCCGGCCGGCAGCCCTTCACAGGCTGCTGTCGCTCCGGCCTCAGCGGCTGCCCCGGCGTCCGCGTCCGCAGCGTCAGTCGCCCCGGCGGCTGCTGCTCCGGCACCCCCGGCCCCCGCTTCGGCGGCTGCCGACGGCACGAGCACTCCGGCCGCAGCGGCTCCTCAGCGCGGATTCCAGTTGCCCGAACTGGTCGAGCCCGACCCGAACGACCCGAAGTACAAGGGCGAGAGCGGCAAGGACCAGTACAACATCGACAAGGCCGAGCACGATCACCGCGTCGAGATCCACCAGAACGCGATCGACCTCGATGCGCTCTTCCAGAAGATGCACCCCGGCCGTGACTTCCAAGGGGAGTACGAGGCCGAGGTCAAGGCGATGAAGGAGCACGAGGCCAACCGCGAGAAGCCCGAGGGCTGGAAGCGCGGTCTGCTCGCGCTCGGTGACATGAACCCGGCGGTCAAGCAGTCAGGCCGCAGTGGGCTCGCCGACTACGACCAGCAGCTTGCCGAGCGGAACGCACGCGCGGACAACAGCTTCTCGGCGCAGATGGTCCTCAAGCAGAAGATGCACGAGGCCAAGGCGGCCGAGGCCGAGGCGAAGGGCAACTGGCGCGTCGCGCTCTCCGAGAAGGAGAAGGCTCAGGCTGCCGAAGTCGGCAACCAGCATCTCACGCACGCGCAGGAAGAGCAGCGCACGCACGAGGTCATCGCCGGCCAGAACCAGCGGGCCAAGATGCGCGGCGACACGATGTACCAGTCGGCGCTCCTGCGGGCACAGTCGATGTCCTCGCGGCTCAACCCGACCGGTCAGCAGATGTTCATGAAGGCCGTGGCCGAACATCTCGCCAAGCGCGGGATCGACGGCAAGGATCTGACGAAGACCTACGACCCGGTCGATCTCGACTCGCTCTCGGAAGAGTTCCACACCATGCTCGAAGATGAGGAAGCGCGCGAGAAGGGTCAGACGCCAGCGAAGCACACGCAGGCGGCCGGCACGCCGAAGGCCAAGTCCACAGGCGCGAAAGAGAAGTTCTAAGGAGGTAGCACCATGGCGGAGAAGTTCTCGGAGATGATGAAGCGCCTGCGGGCGCAGGAGGCGGCGGCGGGACGTCCCCAGTACTCGACGCCTACCGACACGGCGGCGTTGGACCCGAACGCCCCGGCGGCCGATCCCGTTGCAGGGAATGAAGCCGACACCGTGGACTCTCCGGCTCCGGTCCCCACGCCTGCTCCTGCCCCGAAGGCTGGTGCCCCGGAGTACAAGGGCGGCGACCTCGACGAGGCGAAGATCAACCACATCGCGAACGGCATCCGCGCGAAGTTCGAGGGCGACTTCGACATGAGCGGGATGTCCGATCGCGAGATCCTCCAGCGGCATCGCGCGCGCTTCGCGAGCGAGATGACGCCCGAGGCGTACGACAAGAAGCTGAAGGACACGTACCTCGCCGACTTCAAGCCGACGCTCATGCAGTCGACCACGCCGCTGCGTCATGCAGTGGGCGAGGCGGCCGTTGGGCTCGCGCCCTACGCGGCGGCCGAAGTGCCGGGCATGCTCGCTGGCGTTGGCACCGCTGCGTTCAAGGCGGGGGCCGGTCAGGTGGCGAAAGCCCTCGGTGGCGCGCCGACACAGCTTGCGTTCGCCGCCGGGCACGCGGGCAACATGGCGGTGGACGAGGCGTTCATCCTCGACCAGCAGCGGAAGATGGCGCAGGTCGCCGCTGGCCCGAATGTCGAGGGCCGCACGCAGGAGTACTTCGGCAAGCTCGCTCCCGGCCTCCGGGCGCAGGGCTTCACCGACGACGAGATCATGGGTGAGGCGTCACGCCGGGCGCGCAACGCCGAACTCGGCAAGCAGCAGACGATCGACTCCATGGATCAGGACCTCGACGCGATGCAGCGCACGCAGATCACCGAGCCAGCGAGGGCGGCTGCCGATGCCCTGTTCCTCGGGGCCGGCGCAGGCCCGCTCAACAAGGCGCTTCAGGCCATGGGCCTCGTGGCGAAGGAGGGTGCAGTCGCGGCCAAGGCCGTGAACCCGATCCTGCAAGCAGCGAAGCACGCGGCTACCGGCGCAATCGTCGGCGGCCTCGGGCTCGGCGTGCAGGGCGCAACGCGGGCGGCTCTCGAAGCCGGCGCAGCGAACCTGAGCCCGGCGGACATCGCGCACGAGATGGTGCGCGGAGGCATCGAGGAGGGCAGCAAGGGCGCTGAGGGCGGCTTCGCACTCGGCGGCGGTCTCGGCCTGCTCGGCGAGTCTGTCGGTGCGCTCGCGCGGCTTCCCGGTGAGCGTGCGGCCAAGGCTGCGGCCAAGGCTGATGCTGTCGCTGAAGAGGTGAGCGGTGCCAATGCGGCGGCTCTGCGGAAGAACCAAGCGGAGTACGCTGACAAGGCACGCCTGTCGAAGCTGTCCGACGAGAGTGCGGCTGCGTACCAGAAGCGGGTGCAGGCCGACAAGATCACGAACACGGCGGTCACGTTCCGGGCCGACCGCACGCAGTACCCGCTGCAAGGCGATCCGTACGTCGTCGCGCAGGGCATCGTCGCTTCCGAGCACGGGTCCGACGCGCTCCAGACGCCGGCCGGCCTCAAGGCGATCGACGTCATCGGCAACAAGATCAAGCTCGCGCAGGCGGCCGAGAACGAGACGGCGAACTTCAAGAACGTCGCGCTCCCTCCGACCGAGCCAACCGGCGGGCCTCCCTCGCTGACGTCGCCCGGCGCACTCGCGGGTCCCGGCCAAGCGGCCGAGTCCGCACCGACGATGGAGACGCGGCCACTCGAACCGCGTCCGGTCATGCAGGGTGAAGCACAGCTTCCGCCGACCGGTCTCCGCACACAGATGAATGAGCTTCAGGCCCCGCCCGCGAGCGGCATCGCTCCGAACACCGAGCCTGCCATCGAGCCCCGCGAGCGGCTTGCCGTCCCGCCGCAGCCCGAGGTGACTCCGGCGATGCGGGACGCGCGCGTGCGCGAGGTCCTCGGTGTCCCCGAGACCCCGCTGAAGAAGCCGCGCGCCAAGGCAGTGGAGGCGGCCCCGGCCGCTGTCCCGGCCCCAGTTGTCACGCCGCGTGAGGAGGCTCTCGCGCCGGCCGCACCGTCGGCGAGTAGCTCAACAGTGGAGCCCCGCGCTCTGAACGCGGAGGTTGCAGGTGCGACTCCTGCCTCGCCAGCCACACCCGAAGCGCCCGCGAACCGGGCGGCCGAGGCCCTCGGCAAGCTGTCCGTGGGTGAACACGCAGTCGTGAAGGAGCAGAACGGCGCGCTACACATCGAGCGTCTCGGGCTCCCCGGCGGCGTGCAGGCCGAGCGTGGCGCACTGGGCAAGGTCCTCGATCACATCACCACGACGGCCGACGAGCACGGTGTGCCCGTCACGATGCGGCTGACGAAGATCGACTCGAACGGGGGCAAGATCCCGATCGAGAAGCAGATGAAGAACTACCTCGCGCCCCGTGGCTTCGAGATCACCGCGAGCACGAAGCTGCCCGAGGGCCAGATGGCAACGGCGGACGTCATCCGCCAGCCGATCGGCCAGCATCAGGCACAGGTCGCGGCGTCCCTCGACAAGGTCGCGGAAGCAGCGAGGGCACGCCTCAACAGTAAGCTCGGCCGCGCGAACGCGGGCTTCGACCCGACGATGATCGGGGACGCGGCCCTCGACTTGGCGGCCAGCATGTTCGCCAAGAAGCTCCGTGACCCGGAGAGCCTTGCGTCGTACCTCGTCGGCAAGTACGGCGAGGTGGTGAAGCCGTTCATCGAGAAGATCAGCGCGATGGCGCAGAAGAGCTTCACCCGCATGTTCAAGGACACGGGCACCGCCGAGAAGAACCTCGACGACCTGCTCGCGCTCAAGGAGTCGGGCAAGTACGGCATGGGCTGGTACGACAAGACGGCGAAGTGGGTGAAGCAGCAGTTCGGGGAAGACTCGGACATGTTCCTCCGCTTCCTCGCAGTCACGTCGGCCAACGGCCAGACCGAGTCCGGCGCTGCGATGGCCCTCAAGGCGTACTCGCAGTGGAAGGGCGGCATGCCGTTCGAGGGCTTCCGTGGTGACTCGATGCGCGGCCAGTTGGAGTCCGCCGCAAAGGGCGAGCCGCTGCCCCCGAACACGAAGATCAAGAACTTCCTCGACGCGCTTCGGGGCGACCCGAACGCCGTCGTGCTCGACCGGTGGATGCTCCGCGCGCTCAAGATGAACGACGTGACGGCGCTCAAGCCGAACAACTACAAGATGTACGAGAGCGCGGTCCGGCAGCTTGCGGCCGACAATAGCATGTCCCCGGCCGAGTTCCAAGCGGCCGTCTGGGAAGGTGCGCGCGTCGGCTCGATCCAAGAGAAGGAAGCGATCGGCGGCCGTGCAGCTTCGACGAAGACGGGCTCCGCTCGTCCCCTCGAAGATCTCGTCGATCGTAAGCTCGGCGGGCTCACGCCCGAGGAGTACGCGCACGAGGCGACCGACCACCTGAAGATGATGCAGAACCTCTACCAAGGGCTCGCGCCGGTCCGTAAGGCGATCGAGAAGGCGGACGAGGGCCACTGGGTCAAGACCGAGGGAGCTACGGCCGATCAGTCGGGTCACACGTTCGACCCGAACACGTTCGAGCCTGCCAAGCACGAGGGTAACGTCGTCTCGCTCATCTCGCACAACGCGAAGCGCAACGTGCTCTACCCCGGCCGCATCCTCAAGTTCAAGCAGCAGGTCCAGCCGCTCATCGACGAGATGGAGAAGAAGGGCCTCAAGCCGACGATCGGTGTCTGGCAACTCACGGACCCGAAGACCAAGATGCCGACGGGCGAGTTCAGTCTCGACCTGAACATCATGGTCGACGACAAGGACAAGGCGATGGAGATCGCGCGTGACAACAAGCAGCTTGCGGTCGCGCACCTCGGACCCGGCGGTGAGTTCCAAGGAGTCACCGAGACGGGCCACAAGGGCAAGCAGAACCTGCCGCCGAAGGACTACAAGGAACAGCCCGCGTGGTACAAGCAGCAGATCAACCGAGTCCGCTCCTTCGTCAAGAAGGCGGGCCTGTAAGGAGAACACATGGACTACGAACCGCTGATGGAGGGGATCGCTCGCTTCATCGGGACGACCGGTCGCGACGTCGAAGAGTCTGGTGGGAAGGTGGCCGGCGCTGCCGGTCACACGCCCACCGATGTCGAGCGTTGGATCGGTGACTCGCTGTCACAGCCCGAGAAGCAGGTGCCCCTCATCCACGACTACTTGCGGGGCACGGCCGCCCTCAAGCAGGCGGAGGTAGGCAAGCTCACGCACGTCGACGACGTGAGTGTGCCCGCGTGGCAGTCACTCCAGAACACGCTGGAGACCCGCGTCCAATCGGACCCCGAGGTGCAGAAGGCACTGAAGGACCTGTACGTCAACTCGCGTACGCCGCCCGACCCGGACGTGACCAGCACGATCATCAAGCCGAAGCCCGAGAAGGAAGTCTCCGGCTCGGCTCCTGCCGCTGCCCCGATCGCGATGCCGAAGCCAAAGGCCCGCTGGTCGATGAACAGCGCGAGGGAGGTCGCGACCGAGGTTCCCGAAGACACGCCGATGGTGCCGCAGGCCAAGGCAGCACGCGGGATGCCGAAGCTGGACGCGGTCGCCGAGACGCAGAAAAACAACGCATGGAACGAGTTCGCGATCGCGACCGAGTCGCAGGACCCGGTCCGCATCCAATCGGCTCTGGAGAGCATCAAGGCGCTCCACGAGCCCGAGACCTCGGCCACGCCGCCCGGCCAGACGCCGAACTGGCAGCAGGCCCTGAACTACATGTCCTCGCTCGAACAGCAGGTGGGCCTGTGGCACGGACAGGGCATGACGAACGATGCGTGGACCCGCGAACTGGTGAAGTTCCACCAGCAGTCGGGGATCGACGGTGTGCCGCTGCCCAAGGCCGCGCGCGCGACCATCGACCGGTTCGACGCATGGGCCGACTCGAACAAGCCAGCCACCTCGTGGGACCGCGTCAAGCAGGCCCTCGGTGTGCCGCGCGCTGTGATGTCCTCGTTTGACGTGTCGGCCCCCGGCCGGCAGGGCATCCTCATGATGTCGCGTCCCGAGTACTGGCAGCACATGGGCTCGATGTTCGGTGCGTTCGACGACGCCACGTTCCACGAGTCGCAGGCGTACATCCGCAACCATCCTGACTACGAGGCCGCCCAGTCCGGCGGGCTCGCGCTCACGGACCTGCACAACAAGCTCGCCCCACGCGAGGAGGCGTTCGCCTCCAGCATGGCGGAGCAGCTTCCGCTCGGCGCGGGCACGATGATCCGTAAGTCGGAGCAGGCATACACGACGTTCCTCAACCGCGTCCGCTTCGACGTGTTCTCGAACACGCTGCGCGAGGCGGCGGCGGCCGGCGTGGATGTCAACGATGCCAAGTTCACCAAGGATCTCGCCGACTGGGTCAACACGTCCACAGGGCGAGGGAAGATCGGCGACCTGCCTACCGGCCTCCTGTCGACGGTTCTGTTCAGCCCTCGGCTGGCGATGGCCCGCATCCAGACGCTGAACCCCGGCTACTACGTCGGCCTGCATCCGTTCGTTCGGGCGCAGGCGATCAAGACGAACCTCGCTTCGGCGGCGGCCATCGTCTCGCTGGTTGGCCTCGCGGCTGCCGGCGGAGCCAAGGTGACGTGGGACTTCCGCTCCTCGGACGCTGGCAAGATCCGGGTGGGCAACACGCGCATCGACCTCGGTGGCGGCATGTTCCAGTTCATCCGGCTCGGCACGCAGATCATGTCGAACGAGTCGCTGAACGCGGACACGGGCAAGGTCACGGAACTCGGCTCGAAGTACGGCGTCCCGACACGGCTCGACAAGCTCACGCAGTTCGTCATCGCGAAGGAAGCCCCCGTGGCCTCGTTCGTGACCGACTGGATGCGGGGCAAGGACCAGAGCGGCCAGAAGTTCAACTGGCCGACGGCTCTGGTTCAGCGCGCCGTCCCGCTCGCGATGCAGGACGTCTACGACGCACTGAAGGACAAGGGCATCGAGGGACTCGCGTACTCGCTGCCGGCAGCCTTCGGCGTCGGACTCCAGACATACTCGACGAAGCTGACGCCCGAGACGATCCCGTTCATCGGGGTCAAGGGCGAGATCCCGATCGAGCAGGCGCAGAGCTACGCGGAAGCGATCAAGCAGGCGGACATCACGGCGGCGACACAGGCAGCGCAGCGGACGCAGGGCATGAACCCGATCGCTGCGAAGTCGGTGCTCCGTTCGTACATCAGGGCCGAGCGGCTGAAGGCTCGGAGCGAGTGGATCAGAGCGAACGCGCAGGCGTACCAGCAGGCCCGACAGGCCGGCCAGACGTCAGTACCGCTGGTCGCACCCGGAGGGACCCAATGAAGATGATGACAGTCACGGGCCAGAACGCCACCATCCCATCGTGGATGGTGAAGACTCTGGTCGGTGCAGTAATCGCCGCGATGGCTACTGGCGCAGTCGCCATGGCCTCGCGGATCAGCAGCAACGTGAACACACACGAGGCACGCATCAGCGTGCTCGAAGACCACACGAAGGGCATCGACAAGAAGCTCGACAGCATGGATCGAAAGCTCGACATGCTGCTCGCTCGGAGGCGCTAATGGGTTTCGATCCACTCAGTTCACTACTCGATGTGGGCAAGGCCCTCATCGACAAGCTCATCCCCGACCCGCAGGCCAAGGCAGCGGCCACGCAGAAGCTGTTGGAGATGCAGCAGAACGGTGACCTCGCGGTCATCGCGGCCCAGTCGCACATCAACGAGGTTGAGGCCGCCAACCCCAACATGTTCGTCGCCGGCTGGCGACCCGCCGTCGGGTGGGTCTGCGTGCTCGGCTTCGCGATCATGTGCTTCAGCCCACTCCTCTCGTGGGGCGCGGCCCTCGCCGGACATCCGGTGACGGTCCCCGCCATCCCCACCGAGGGGCTCATGACCATTCTCATCGGGATGCTCGGCCTCGGCGGCATGCGTACGGTCGAGAAGCTCAACAACTCACAGGGGAACCACTGACATGAACGTCCTTCTCATGCTGATGCAGTTGCTCGTGTCGGTCGTCGGGATCGTCGCGAACGGTCTGCTCTTCGGAGCGGGCTTCGCGGTCGGCGCGATGCTCGTCGAGAAGCGCCTGCACCTGAAGTAGCCCAGTAGAAACACGAAAGCCCCGCCGGTCCAGTGATGGACTGACGGGGCTTTTTGCGTTTGTAGGTAGAGGCTGAGGAGGCTCACGTAGCCCCGCAGACTGGTCTCGGTACTTGAGTGACGGCGTCCGGCCGATCCTCCCGCCTCCCAGTGTGGCGGTGCCTCTACCTACGATGAAGTGTGCGGCTCGGACTCGAACCGATGATGCGCCATCAAGCACCCGCTTGCAGTCCCGGTCGGATGCTCTCACCGCGAGCCTACGCTGCAACGCTGCTCGTTCGGCTCAACATACTCCGCACACAGTGGAGTGACTGCCGGAACTCGCATCCGGTAAGGGAGGTTCACAGCCTCCCCGCTCGACTCTTCGCGACCAGTCACGCTGGTCGCCTCTGATGGACTCGAACCACCGTCGCGCGATTATCGGTCGCGTGCTCTACCACTGAGCTAAGAGGCGTGATGGCTGGCAAGGCAGGTCTCGAACCTGCGCGCTCCCGTTTAACAGACGGGCGCTCTACCAACTGAGCTACTTGCCAATGCGCGCCCCCGGAGAATCGAACTCCGCCAGCACGCTTTGGAGGCGCGCTCGCCAAGCCTTGGAACATTGGGACGCAAGATGGTGCCGGGGCGTGGAGTCGAACCACGGGAGTCTGGCTTATGAGACCAGATGGAACATCCGGTTCTCCCCGGCAGTGTTGGTGCGGACCCGACGCCACCGCGTTCCGCTCGCAGGCCCCCTATAAACCACTGGCCGGCTCCCCACGTTGTAGACCTCATGCACGCGGCTGGTCCGGGCCGCCGACTTAGGCGTACGGTGCAATCGCTTAGAACCCGTGTCGGAACCCTACCTGCGGATCTCCTTGTAGTGCATCACACAGTAGTCATCCGTGATCCACGTCGTCTGCTCGATCTGGAACGTGCGCCGATTCACCTCGGGGCTCACGTCGAACAGATCGGTCTGATCCGGGTCGAAGAACTTCGCAGCCGTCGGCAGCAGCACTTGGTAGTACGTGCCGGTGAACCGCTCGACGTTCTCCAACGTCCGCGTGCAACCACAGAGCGTCTCCAGCACGATGTTGATCTTCGGCTTCTGCTTCACAGTCCCTCCTGACAGCGTTGCATCAGGCACTCGAACACCTCGGCCGCGGCCCGTGCATCTTCCAGCGCGTTGTGGCCCTTCGTCCGATCGAGTGGGATCTTGAAGTACTCGCACAGATGAGCGAGGGAGGTCGACTTCGGCTTGATGACGCCGGCCTGCATGAGGAGCCCCGCGCCGGCCTGCGTGCAGATCGTCCGGTGGGAGAACACATCGTTGAAGCAGGTGTCGTTGATGCCGGCCTCGCGGAACAGACGCCGCAGGAACGGGAAGTCGAACTTGACGCTGTGTGCCACGACCGTGACGTTGTGCAGCATGTTGTGCCGGTTCAGCATCTCGTAGAGCAGGCCCACGGCCCGGATCGGCGAGACGCCCCGCTGCTGGATCGTGACCATCGAGAGGCCATTGATCGCGAGCGCCGAGTCCTCGGTGATGACGTTCTCGCCCTCGTCGATGAGCGTGTACATCTCGTCGATCGTCCGCCCCGCGTAGTCCACCACGAGGGCGGCCAGCGAGAGGATCGAGTGAGAGGAGGCGTCCAGTCCCCCTGTCTCGGTGTCGATCAGCAGCATCTTGTTGTTCATACGGCCGTCCAGTGTGGCACCTTGCCACTTTCGACCCGACCGGCAAGGTAGCACCGGATGGGTGTCCCATCGCCCCGACTGCCACCGCGCGTGGGGTCGATGACGACGACGAGCGTCCCGTCGGGCAGTAACGCCCATGGCGGAGGCACGTCGCCCCATGCGTACGCGTCGCAGATCACTACCACCGCAGGCCCACGCTGACCCGGTCGCTCACCTCGTCACCGTTGAACACGGCGCGCGACTCGGCGAACAGGCCACGGGGGCCACCGACGCCGAGGAACAGCGAGGACGACAGGCCAAGGTCGACGTTGCCAATGGACAGGACGCTCTGGTACGAGCGGACCGTCGTGAACGTGCGGTTGCCATGCTGGTGCTTGTCACCTTTGTGCTTGCCCTGATCGTGACGGCTGACGGTGGTCGTCGAGTCGAGCACGACGATCACGTCCGAGTAGTCATCCGCGAGCAGCCGGTCGGCCACGACGCCGACGCCGAGCACGAGGCCCGAGCGTGTGCGCGCCACCAGATCGAGCGTGCCACTGGCAGCGCCGGCAGCGCCGAGGGAGGCCCCGAGCCGCAGGCCCTTGCCCTCCACGGAGGCTCCGCCCTGCACCGGGTTGCGGACTTCGGACTGCGGATTGACCGTGGCGAACAGCGAGACGGCCGCATGGGCCGGGACAGCGAGCATGAGCATCAGTGCGACGAGAAGCGTCTTCACGCGGGTACTCCCTTGAGGTTGCGGACGCGCTCCACGAACGCGGCCCATGTGGCGACCCCGCCCAGATGGCGGTGGTCCTTGTTCCACGGCTGGTGCATCATGACGGCGTAGCCGTTCGTGTTCTCCAGCAGGTCGACGATGTTCTCCGGCTTGTCGTCGAGGTAGATGTCGCAGTGCGGCAGCACGAGGGACTTAGGTTCCATGTTCGTCAGGAAGCTCATCCCGGCGATCGGCAGGTCGAGCAGCGAGAGCCACGCGACCGTGTCACGGATGGCGTCCTTCGGGCGGTGCGTGATGAGCACGACCTCGCCCATCGTCGCCAGTTCCCTCACGGCTTGGACCGTGCCGGGGTACAGGTGGCCGTACCGGTAGAGGCCGAGGCCCACTGCCTCTTCCCAGAGCCAGCGCCAGTGCTCCTTCGAGACGTTGTCCTTGATCCAGTTCCAGTACTGCGACTCGCTCTCCTTGAGCGGGCCCGTCTTGTAGGGGCTGTTGGGCAGGACTTCGCGGAGCATGTAGCGCGCCGTCTTGTCCCACTTGTACATCACGCCGTCGATGTCGAGTCCGATCCTCACCGCCAGACTCCGAACGCGTCACGGGTGATGAGGCCGGCCTTCAGGACAGCCTGCCAGAGCGCCCGCTGTTCGGACTCGGTCTTCCGGCCGGAGTTGTCCTCCCAGTAGGCGGCGTTGCACAGACGCACGACTGCTTCGCGAAGCTCGTTCACGGCATGACCTCCCCATGTTCCAGCATGTACGCGAGCCGGGTGGCGCGCGCTCCAACTTGGCGGGCCCATTCGGAACCCGCGATCGCCACCGTCACTGGGGCCCAGTTCTTGTCCTTCATCGCCTGCCTGATGGCCGGCGTGATACTCGTCGAGGTCTGCATCGCCCCGATGCCACGGTTGAAGACCATGTTGATGAGCGCCCGGTTACGCACCCGATCGCCCTCACACATGACGTGCGTGCAGTCGCAGGGTGACCAGTCGGGGAACAGTTCCTCGATGGCCTTCTGGGCTGCATCGACATCGCCCGCGAGGAGCGACAGCGCCTCGTACGGCGTGATCGAGGTCATCCGAGCGGCGTTGCCGAGCAGGTGCCCGACGCCGATCGTCCAGAAGCCCCGCGTGTCTTGGTACGCCGAGAGCCGACAGCCCTCGTCGCGCGTCAGTTCATCACGAAGCAGGCTGTCCACCCTCGGAACCCTCCGCAGCCGGCGGAGCGAGCGTCACCTCGATCGTGACCAAGGTGCCATCCGGCTCGTCGTTCAGGAGGATAAGTTGACTCAGCGCCGTCGTGGCGAGGTCGAACAGACCCGGCATGATGAGTGCATCCACGAAGCGCCCTTCCTCGACGAGCGCACCACGCCAACTGCCCTTGCGGCGAATCGCCGCGATCTGAAACTTCACTTGCCCTCCTGCTTGTGTGTTGGGCGACCGCCCATCAGCTTCTCCTTGACCATTTCATAGGCGTTCAGATTGAACACCACGGCCATCGCGTGGTCCTCGTCCTGATCGCCCCGCAGCCACTGGCGCATGTGCCGGGTGGCCGACGAGCGGAACCGCTCCATCTCGGCTTCACTGTTCGCGAGCGTCCAGTTACTCTTGCCATACTTGACTGCGCCCTTCGTCAGGTGCGCGGCCAGCCGATCTACGAGGGGCCCGTCGAAGACGAGTTCGTACATCAGCTTGCCGTCCTGCGTGTCGCGGACCATGCCCGAGTCGTACGACTCGCGCTTGCCCGAGTCCTTCACTACGAAGTCGCTCACGCGATCTCCTCCAGTTCGCCCCACGACGCGCCGGGTGCTCCGACCTCGACGCTCACGGGGATGTAGAAGTTCTTCCTGATGTTGTGGAACCGCTGCTCCATGATCGTCTTCAGCCCCCTCGCTGCCTCGTCGACCTTGTCGGCCGGGACGCAGAGGAGGATCGAGTCGTGGACCGTCGTGACGAGCCGGCCATCGAGGGAGCGCGCGAAGTCCGCAACGGGCTTCAGGACGCACCAGAGGATGTCCGCCACGATCGACTGTGGGATGAAGTTGACCGCCGCCGTCGCCTTGCCGGAGTGGAAGAACCGGGTGCGACCGAACGGGTTGGTGATGTACCGCTGCTCCGTGCAGAGGTCGACCAGCATCTCCTTGTACGCCGTGACATCGGTGTAGTAGCCCCAGATGCCGTTGGCGACTTCGAGACACTCGGCGACGCTGACGTAGAAGTGCTCCTGCTCCAAGATCATCGACGACACCTTGGCCGGACCGGCGAGGTACTGCGAGGCGTAGGTCACGTTCTTGCAGACCTTGCGGCTCACCCCAATACGGGCAGCGTTCAGCGTGTGGATGTCGTTGGGCTTCGTGCCCTGCAAGTCCTTGAGCAGCTTCCGATCGTTCGCCATGCCACCCTGCGCCCAGAGTTCAGCAGCCGAGTAGTCGGCCTGCACGAAGCACATCGCGTCTGTGTCGGGCACGTACAGGTGCCGCACGGTCGTGCCGGCGATCTCGTCCTTCATCTGGTTCTGGATGTTGGGCCCGAAGCTGGCGAGCCGGCCGGTAGCCGCCGCGCCCTTCGCGTCCATCTTCGCACCGCCCCGCTCGGAGTCCTTCGACGCCGGCAGGTAGCTCGGATGCACCCACTGGTCCTCGCCAAGCATGACAGGCGTGACGTAAGTGCCGAGCATCTTGGTCACCTTGCGGAGCTTCAGCAGTAGCTCGAACGTCCGAGGCACCGAGCGCGCGTCGGTCTGCCACGCGCCGGGGATTGTCTCGTCCTCTCGGTTGTCCTTCACGAACGCCGAGAGCCGGACCAGCGCGAGTTCGTCCACGCTGATGCCGTCCTCCTTGTTGCGCTGCGGGGGCAGACCCCACTTCTTGTAGAAGAGCTTCATCAACTGCGGGTTCGACATCGGATTCACGAGCGGGAACATCCGCCGCCACATCTGGGCGTAGCGCATCGCCCGCCTCTCCAGCTTGGGCTGGAGGGCCAGCGCGGCCCTACGTGAGACTCGGATGCCGCCGCGCGACATCTCGGCCAGCACGGGCAGGGTCGCCATGACGCCGGGGCCGGGATGCTTGCCCTGCCCCATGAAGTAGTCCCACGCGCCAAGCTGCTTCATGACCGCGATCAACTGCGTCGCGAGCCAGTACGTGTTGAAGCTGTCCTTCGCCGCGTAGCGCCGAGGGTCCGACTTGACCATCGCGCGCCAGTGCGTGTCGACCTTGTTGCGGCTGCTCGTCTTCCACGGACGCAGGTCCAGCAGTACGGAGCACGCGCGCCCGAGTGCCTTGTGCAGGTCGGGCTGGACGTTGACGAAGGCGAACATCGTGTCGAACAACTGAGTGTCGATGACCGACTGGCTCACGTAGACGCCGTTGGCTTGGAGCCGGGGCAGATCGAACGGGCTGTTGTGGAACGCGATCATGCGGCCCGGCTGGTTCATCAGGCGCTCGATGTAGACGCGAGTTCCCTCGCTCCAGTCGAGGGCGGCCGTCGTCTCCCCATCGGAGAAGGAGACGAGGTCGATGACCTCGTTGTCGATTCCGTGAGTCTCGATGTCGACGGCCACAAGATCACCGAGCAGGTCGGGGTCGGGGCAGGTCTCCAAGACCGTGTGGTAGTTGGAGAGTGCAACCTCGCGGAGGTCCCCATTGCCTGCTCGGCAGACGCGCTGGAGATCGGCGATGAACGCCGGGCTCACAGCATAACCTTCAGTACGGATGTGATCGAGCGTGAACGTGGGGATGACGTAGCCGTCGAACCCGTCCAGCAGGCCCGGCATGAGTTCCTTCACCCACTTCATCTTCGGGTCGCCGGCCTTCGCGCCGGTCGCCTTGCTCGCGTTGACGTACGTGCCGACCTGCTTCCAGACCTCGGTCGCCTTGGGGCGGAACAGGTCCTTCTGGATCAGGTAACCACGCGCGTCGAAGATGCCCTCGTTGATGCCCGTCAGCAGGTTGAAGGGCTCGGTGCCCATCGGGATGACGACCTGCGGCTTGCTACGCTTGATGTCCTGCTCGAAGCGCGTGCGCGCCGAGCGGATCTGCGACTTGAGCGGCTTGTTGCCCGCGCCTGCGGGCGGCTCGTCGATCAGGTACACGAGGCGGCACTTCGCCTTGAGGATGCCCGCTGCGTGAACCTGCCGCCAGAACCATGCCATCATGCCATCCGATGGCTTGCTCACCATCACGAACAGGTACGGTGAGTCTGCTCTACCTTCTGCCTTCATTCGCCCTCCGAGGGAACGTAGTGATGTCGAAGCCCTGCTCGGAGAGCTTGCCAGCGAGCCGGTCCAGCACTCGCTCGCGTCTCTCACCGTGGGACTGACGCAACAGGTCTACGAACCCTGCGAGCGCACGCTGTAGCGTCACGCCGCAGAGTTCGCAGACGTCGATGGGGAAGCAGATTCCAAACTCTTCGTACTCGCGGTTGTGGGCAGTTCGGGTGTAGCTCCGGCTGCAAACTGAGCATCGCGTTTCGCACATGTCTCACTCCTGTGCAGTCGGCCACCGACACCGGGACTGGTGTGAATCCACCAGAGAAAGCGGAGTCCAACGAACCACTGCCACTTACCGCGTACGCTGTTGAGGACCTCTTCATCGGACAGCCGGCTCGCCCCACGCTCGCTGTTGCAGGCGTGACACAGAAGCCGGAAGCCGCCATCGTTGTTGCCGGGCACTACATGGTCGAGGGTCAGCCGGGGATGGCTCCCCGCGCCGTGCCTGCGCCCGAGGAACCACGGCCAGCCCTGCTCTCTGTAGACCTCCAACAGATACGTTGGAAGCCCGCAGATGGCACAGCGCGATCCGGGGTGAAACATCCTGTCCACCCAGTACTCCGATGTGGGCCGGTCGATGCCGTGCTCACACCGGAGGTTGCGCGCTACGCCAGCCTTACTGCGGTTGTACCGTCGTGCCCTCGCTCGCAGTTCCCGCTGCCCCATCAGTTCCCTCCGCCTTGGTCAGGCGTGCGGCGAAGGACGTAGCCGCTTCTTCGAGCTTCGCGAGGATCGCGTCGCGCACGACACCCATCACGAACTCCTTGAACTCGTTCGACTGCTCGACGGTGATCGGGAAGTCGAGCCCGTCCACCACGACGCGGTCATTGACGAGGTCGATCCCCTCGATCTTCGTGAAGTCGGGGATGCGCGGAGCGAACGAGGGGACACCGAGAGCCTTACGGCCGGCAGCGTTCTCCTTGCGGGCGATGAACTCGCGGGCGGTCATGCGGTCATCCCTCGGGTGCATGATCGGATCGGCCTCCGGCACCGGCCGCTCGACAGGAGCACCGGCCGCGATGGCCTCTTCGAGAGACGCGTAGGCCGGAGGGGGCTCGTCGACGAACGTACCGTCCGGGTTCTGGTTGCCCAGACGCGGGTCGCGCACGCCAGCCTCGATCGCCTTCTTGTCCAGTTCCGCACGCTCTTCCACCGTCAGCGGGACCTCGTCCTCGACCGGACGACCAACGGCCGCAGACTGCACGGTCGGCATCGGAGTGGCCGAAGCCACCCCGACGTTCCGACGCACGCCACTGCGGTTCTCCAGCTTGGTCATCTCGATCATCCGGGTGAAGTCGTTCTCCGGGTAGTCGACCATTACTTCTTCTTCCGGGTCTTGACCGGGAGCGGAGCAGGAGCCTCTTCCTCCTCCTCTTCCTCCTCAGCCTCGTCCTCGTCCTCGTCGCCCTCTTCGGCGTCTTCGTCCTCGTCCTCGTCCTCGTCCGCAGCCGTGGCCGTCACAGCCGAGGGCAGGAAGGACTCGGCGGAGTCGCGCGGTTCGAGGATCTCGTCACCCTCGTCGTCGAGTTCGGGCTTGCCCGTCTTCTGGTTCTTCACGACCTCCATGGTCTGGACGACGTTCGCCACGACCACCTTGTTGTTCAGCGGGCTGACCGCGCCCGGCTGACCCTTCGGCGGGAACATCTTGTCGAGCAGCGAGCCACGCAGTTCGCCGCCGGCCGGCAGGAAGCCCGTCACCGTCAGGAGCGAGATGATCGCGCCGTCGCTGCGCTCGTTCATGTTGACGTGGTTCTCGGGCACGTTCGCGCTCATGTTCTTGTAGAAGTGAGCGAACACGCGACCGCCCGCGTTGTCCGACTGGCGAACCTTGAGGATGACCGTCACGTCGAGGAGGCCCTTCTTCGTCACCGAGCGATACGCCTCGACGACCGTGGCCTGCTCGGTCCAGCGGCTGCGCTTGACACCCTTCTTGTCGACCGAGACCTTCGCGGTCTTCGGCACCTTCAGGGCCTGATTGCCACCAGCGATGGCCGCCGAGGCGCGCGTCGCGGCTTCCTTGTCGATGTCACGGAAGTTCGGAACGACCGGGGCTGCCTGCTGCTGCGTCTTTGCCATGTTGAGTTACTCTCCGTTGGAGGGTGTGAGGAGCTTCTTCTTCTTCTTCTTGACGACGACCGGCTCACCAGTGAGCAGGCCCTGCATGTACGCCTCGTAGTTGACCCACCAGCCTGACGGGTTCCTGTCGAGCGTCACACGGGCGATCGGATTGGCAGCCTCCTCGTCGCAGGTGCGGAGCTTCGCCGGGAACTTCCCGTCGTACTCGGTGATGGCAACGACGACAGGCGAGATGTCGGCAGCGCCGGGGATGAGGACCTCGTCCCTGACGAGCCGGATGACCGTGCTGAACTGCGACGGCAAGTAGTCGATCATCGTCCAGCCCGGATGCTGTGGGCCGCCGACGAGCGTACCGTTCGCACCACCGATCATCTTGCTCTCTTCGTGCATGATGAAGATGATGTGCTTGTCCGCATGCAGGTCGAACAGGTCGTCGAGGTACTGCTTCGACAGTGCATCCACTCCTTGGAAGTCGCTGCGGGTCGGGATGGCAACGCCACCCGCGTCGAGGTCGCCGATGATGGCGTGCGGCTCGCGCGTGACCTGCAACGTGTTGGAGATGTGCGACAGCGAATCCATCGCGATCTTCGTGTACGTGTCCACCACGATGACGCCGATCTCACCGAACTGAGCGTCCAGATCCATCATGCAGAACTGCTGGAACAGGGCCTCGGGGTCCGGTCCCTCGGGGTTCACCACCTCGACGCGCTCGCGCTTCTTCGGCGAGATCGAGGGCAGGAGCCACGAGTTCTTGTCAGCCGCGTAGTACGCGCACCTGCCCCACGACTCGGGGTACGACAGGGCGAACCGGGACTTGCCCGAGCCCGCACGGCCGTAGATCAGGATGCGCTCCTTCGCACGCTTGGTCAGATCCCGACCCCGGTGGAAGGTCAGGATGTTCCGCTGTGGCTTCGCCATTACCGGTGACGGTCGCCGACGGGACGGTTCAGGCGCGTGATGGCCTTGCGGGCCGAGGCGTGCGACGTGAAGTAGCGCGTCAGGCCGAAGCGCGACCGCACGGTCAGCTTGGTCGTGGCGTCGATGACGACGAACGTCTGGGTGCCGTACTGCTCGACGGTGTAGCGGGGCTCGGTACTGGTGGTCGTGTTCATGCTTCCTCCGGGTGGTTGGTGGGTAACTCTATTGTATCACTTCTGATAGGCGGTGTCGAGGGCGTGTTCGATCTGGTCGGCCGGGAGCTTCTCCTCCTTCCCTCGCAGTCGGTTGCCCCAACGGAGCGCCTTCCGGGCCTCGGCCCGCGTGACGCCCAGTTCCTTCAACTTCATGGCCGTGTGCCACATCGCCTTGTGGCGGCCCGGCTCGGCTTGCCCAAGCGTCAGGTAGTCCTGTGCCGCCTTCGTCAGGTGCGCGAAGACGTCTGTCCATGGCTGGCCGGCGGCCACTCCCTCGGGGGCCGGCGGGTCGAACAGGGACTTGGTCGGCGTGCCCGTGACAAGCAGTTCGGCCAGCCCCTCGAAGATGTGATCGGTCGCATGGATGAACCGCGCGAGCCGCTTCGTCTTCAGGTTGCGCGTACCCGGACACCGCATGACGCGAGGGAGGTCCGAGACGCTCGTGTCGATCTTGCAGCCGTACCGCTCACCGAGGAACTTGTCCAGCTTCTGGAGCCAGTGCCCGTTGACGCGCCGTGCTGTGGCCCGGTGAATGAGTGTTCGGCCGGCCATGGCGTCGTAGATGATCCGACCCTGATCGACCGTGTCACTGAGTTCGATGTCGTCGAGCCTGATCCACGCCTGCACGCCTCTCCCACTGTCGATGATGATCGGGCGGCCTGACTTGCCATCACGGAAGTCGCGCCCACACCATTCGCCAAGCCAGAGTAGCGCGTCATCCATGGCAGCGCGTGGATCGTTCGGCTCACTGACGGGGTCCATGTCAATGAGCAGGTAGCTCCAGTGCGTTACGTCCGAGGCCGAGTGGCGGGAGCCTCCGGTGGCAGCGGTCGGGTTCGGAGCAACGTATACATTGCAGCCCGACTTCGCCTTCGCGAAGCGGCGGATCTCTGCCGCACTACGAGCGAAGTCACCATCGCGATGATCGCCACCGCGAGCGAACACACGTACCACTGAGTCCTCATCAGGATGAGGCAGTACGTGCCACAGTTCATCAGTCTCTCTCGGACGCTTCAGCATACTGGTCCTGCCGATCCTTGAAGAGGGTGTCGTCATCGAGCGTCGTTTCTCCCATGAGCACCCGGAAGTACGGGTCCTCGCTGCTACCCGAGTAGCCGCCGTTCTGGTCCTCGTTCGGGGCCGGGATGATCCCTCGAAGCTCCCACTTGCGGATGCACTCCTGCATGTCCTCAACGTGTTGCCGAAGCGAGGCCATTACCGAGCCGTGCAGACCGTTCTTCAGGCTGACACGCATCGGGATCTGGCAGAACATCTCCTCGGCCGTCTTCACCTGCTCGTTCTTCTTGCCGACGTTCGTCCGGTACTTCAGCTTGCGGAGCAGGTCGAACACGGTGCCACCGTACGGGTAGTCCGGGTAGTCGAGGTGCAGCACTTCGCCGTAGAGGTGTTCGTGGTAGCTCCGGTTCTGGAGCCGCACGTAGGTCGCGAAGTTCTTCTGCGCGGCCAGCCCTCGGCGCTGCTGATGCCAGACGCGGCCACCGATCACGACGACCTTGTCGGGACGAAGCAGCCACTCGACATCGTCAAGCTCCGGGTCGACCCACGAGTGGGCCTTCTCGACTTCGAGCACGCGCGTCACCGGGAACTTGTCTTCCCAGAGGTGCATCGCCTCGATGACGTCCTCGAATGTAGTGACGGCCTTGACCAGCGTAGACTCGCAGGACGGATGCTCGGCCGGGATCTTCGCCCGAAACTCCGCGCACTCCGCCGCCAGCGAGTCGGCCAGAGAGGCCGTCCCCTTCTCGAACCGCTCGAACGCCCGATGGAGGATCTTGCCCCCGTCGAGCGCGGCCGGCGTCACCAGTGGAACCCGGTTCATGACGAACTGGGCCCACCAGCGGAAGCGGCACTGCATGAACTGCTTGACTGCCGACACGTTGACGCGGTACATCACATGCCTTCCTGCACGTTCGTGCTCTTGCACTTCGGACATGGCTGCGGACGATGCTGCTCGTCGTAGTGGACCCACGAGTGACCGCAGTCGTCGCACCACCAGAAGTGGCCCATCAGAGTGCTCCGGCAGGACCGCCCTGCGCGTAGCCCATGTCGGGCGACGGGTCGACGGCCCTGTACGCACGGGTGTACTGATCGTTGCGCGGGTCAGGTGGTGAGTCGACCGGGATCGGCTGCGCGAACTGCTGCTCCAGCAACGACGCCTTGTACCACTCGGGCAGGCCACCCGTCACGCCGCGCTTGAGTCCCTTCGCCATCGCCCACTTGTAGAGCGTGTCCTTGATCTTGTCGATGCACTCGGCCTCGATGTCGCGGACGACCTCGGGCAGAAGCAGCGCGATGTCCTGCGGCATGTTCTGGATCTTGCCGGCCTCACGCAGGTGCTGGACCGCCTTCGCCCAACGGGCCGGCGTCCGGTACTGCGCGACCAACTGGTCGATGATGTCCTGCGACAGCGGGTTGGCCTTCTTCCACTCGCCCTTGTGGACCTCGCGGAACTCCGGGCTGACGAACTTGCCGAACAGCGGCTTGCCATCCTTGCCGAAGCGCAGGTTGTTCTTCACGACGACGCCCTCGATCTGCTGCCCACCGAGGATGCTCGTCTGCTTGAGGAGCGACTTGAAGAAGTCGATGTCCGTGATCTTGCCCATGAACACGAGCGGCACGATCTCCAGCCCGATGCGCGCGGCCTCCTCCTCCTTGTTCGCGCGGTCGAGGTACGTCTCGGTCCCGACCGTGATGTCGAAGAGGATCAGGTGCTTGTTCGGCACGCGATCGTAGGCGAGCGCGTTGTGCTTCGGCTGCTGGAGGAACTCGGCGCGGTACGTCCAGCCCGCACGGAGCAGGCCCTCGGCCGCCAGTTCCTTGACGGTCGCGACGGCCTTGTTGAACATGCCCTCGGGCGCGTCGATGTTCATCACGACGCCCTTCGAGCGGATGTTGAGCACCCCGTTCTCGTCGAGGCCGAAGCTGAACTGCGAACCATCGACCTTCTCCTCGACGATCACGTCGTCGAGCAGGATGTCGGCCACCGAGGGGTGACCGAGGTTCCACACCTTGGGGTACGCTGAAAAGCTGTTCACTGCTGGACCTCCTCTTGAGCAGGCGTCTCGACGACGTCCGCGCCACCAACCTCTGCTGCGAAGGCATCCGCTGCCGCCTGCGTCGCTGCCAGTTCCTCGTCCTTCGGAGCCTCGACGGTCGTCTCGGTCTCGATCTTCTCGGGGTGTGGCAGGAGCACCGGGACCTGCCGCTGCATCAGGATGCCGGCGCGCCCACTCGACGAGGGGAGCACCGAGATCAGCTTCCAGCCCTCGGGGCCGTTCAGCATGTCATTGAGGTACATGCCGAGGTTCAACTGCTCGACCTCCTCACCACGCAGGTTCTTCACGAGCTTGTTGTGGCTGCGGAAGTCGCGCTCGGTCGAGAAGAACTCGTCCACCATCGCGACCCAGTGCGGACCCTGCGGCGTGTCTTGGTAGCGCGCCTCGGGGTACAGATGCTTCACGCTGTACTGGAGCCGGTAGGCGGTCCAGTCGACGTCCTTGCCCAACAGGACCTGCGCCTGCGGAGCGGCAGGCTCCTCGGCAGGCTCCTCGGCTTCGGCCGCCGCGTTCTGGGCTCCGAGAGCACGGGCCGCCGCCAGCTTCGCGAGAACCTCGGCGCGCTTGGCCGGGTCGACATCACGAAGGAACGCGGGAACCTCGACTTCGGGTACTGCCGGCTGATCGACTTGCTGCTCGTCCACTGTTACTCCTCGGTGAAGGTGATGTAGAGCGTGCCCTGCTGGAAGGCTCGGGCGATGCGCGTGTCTTCGGTAGGCCGGCTGCGGAGCTTGAGGAGCGCCACGAGCCCGTCCCAGTTTGCGTACGGCGTGAAGATGGTCAGCGACGTGGGCGAACTCGCGTCGTCCTCGTTGGTGCAGAACAGCGACCAAGGTGTGTCGGGCGGCAACTTCTCGATGTGCAGAAGTGCCGAACCGATCGCCTCCAGTTGCTGGTGGAACGGTGTCATCAGACCTCCTTGCCCCATGAGGTCACCCTGACGCCGGCCTCGTACGGCTTGTTGTGGTGATACAGCGTGATGTTGACTCGGGCCACCGACTCGGCCACCCTGCGGATGGCTTCGATCAGATTGCCATCCCGAAGACCCTCGCCTCGCGTGCCGGCCGGGAAGCCACCAAGCTGCTCGAAGAGGTCCCGGCGGACGATGAAGTTGCCGAGGGTCGACGAGTCGGTGTGGAAGCTGCACGTCTGGCCGACGCTGTCCTTCGTGAGGCCATCATCCCACTGGCAGTAGGCTGCGACCGCCCTCGTGTTGTCGACCGCCTTCAGCATCTGCTCGATGTAGTCGCCGTCATAGCTGTCGTCCTGACAGAAGAAGCCGAGGTAGTCGGCCTTCGTCAGCATCGGCAGCAGGTTGCGCTTGGCGTAGCCGAAGTCGTAGGCCGTAGGGAATGGCACGACCGTGAACGGGAACGGGAACGAGGGAACCACCCACGGCAGCGGACACTCGGAGACCCCGACGAGCACGTCGGTCGGAGGCACCGTCTGCGTGGCGAGGTTCTTCATGATCGCGAAGGGCATCTGCTTGTGCCCCGTCACGATCGCTGCGAAGGTGGGCAGGCTCACTTGCGGGGGAAGACGATGGTGAGCGCGACGCCGATCGCGACCGCCTTCAGGAACGAGAGGTGCGGCAGGTGGAAGAGGCCGGCCGCGACGGTGTTCCAGAGTAGCCAGATGCCGAGGCCGCTGGCGCACATCAGCGCGCCGATGATGACGATGCCGCCCACGAGCGCGAGCGCGCCGACGATGAGGTTCTCCGTAGCGTTACGCATTGAGGACTCCGAGGATGTCGTCTTCGACGATCATGAAGGCGTTGTCGATGCCCTCGGCCATGTCGGCCGAAACGGGCGCACCGCTGAAGTCGCGCAGGACGACTGTGTCGCCGACCGCGAGCGACTCGCGCACCTTCGTCCCGATGGCGAGCACGATGCCGAACTGCGACGGCTTGTCGAGCACCGAGTCGGGCTGGATGATGAGCGACGTGACCGGCTTCGGCTCCGGCATGCGCGAGATGAGAACCCTGTTACCGAGTGGCTGGATCATCGACCGAACTCCGCTGAGTCTTCTTGGGTGACGAGGGCCCGGATCTCACCGCCTGTTGCCTTCGAGATCTGTGCCGCCGAGTGGATGGACATCATGAGCATTGCCTTCTTCTTGTCAGTCGTCCACTCGTCAGGCGAGACTTCCTGTGAGCAGAAGTAGACGATGTGCGTGATGATCGGATCGCGCGTACCGATCTCGTTGCGCCCGGCGGTCTTCTGCACCACGAACCACGGGCTGAGGACTGTGGGATAGTTCATCAGTACTTCCCCCACACCGGCTGCTTCAGCCAGCGATTGAACCGCGCCCAGAGCGAGGGCTTCTTCAGGATGCGGATGCAAGGCCCGAACGTGCCATCGCCATCGTCGTACTGCGCGGCCTGATGGCCGAGCTTCGGGTACGTGTGACCGGGGTCGACGCCATGCCGGCGGCGGTTCCAGTCGACCACGAGCCGCTTGTCTTCCTTGGCGAACTCCGCAGGCGTCATCGGCATCATGCCGGCCTGCGCGCAGAACTCGACGTGGTCGGCGTAGGCCGTGCCACGCTTGGCGACGACCGGGTCGGGGTTCGTCTTGATGTAGGTGAGCAACTGCTGGTTCGTGTTCTTGAGGCTGCTGATCTCCAGCAACTGCGCGGTGAGCTTCGACTGGAGGCCGTCCGCCAGTTCCGGCAGATCGTGCCACGACCAGTAGCCGTTCTCCAGAGGGCCGTTGTGGAGCGCGTTGGCCGTGCCACGCAGGATCTCCGACATGCGGTCGCGGAGCGCATCGCTCTCGGCGAGGTCGAGCTTGGCCTTCGCCAGCGCCGTCATCGCCTTGCCCTTCTTGCTCGGCTGCTTCTTCATCAGATGTCTCCTTCGGTCTTCTTCATGTGGCTCGTGTCGCCCGAGATGACCATCCAGTTCCAGTCGGCCACCCAGTCGAGGGCCTTCTTGAACCGGGCCCAGAGCGAGTACTCCCGGCGCTTGTCAACCATCCACTCGTGGATTGTGCCGGGTGCCTTCGTCTTCTCGGCCATCGAGAACAGGGGCGTCTCGATGGGTGCGATAGTCGTGACGTGCTGGCAGATGAAGTCGCAGTTGTGCTTCTCGCGGACGTGAGCCTCGATCTCGGTACGGAGGAACGCCTCCACCTTGACCTTGGCCCTGAGCCGGAGGATCTCACGTCGCTGGCGGAAGATGACCGCGTCGCGGGCGTTGAGCGCGTCGAGCTTCTCGGCCTCGGTGTACCGGCGCTTGCCGGTGCCGAAGCCATCCTTCCCGAACCGACCCTCGTACCAGCGGTGCTCGGCTGCGATCTTCTTCGCGTCTTGCTTCCTCACAGATTGTCCTGCGCCCGCGAGCGGATGTCGGCCAGCGTCTGCATCCGGGGCATCCAGCCGTTCCGCAGCACGACGCCGAGGAGGTTGGTGCCAGCGCCCTCGCGCGCCGTCGTGTACTGCTCCGTGCCATCGTTGCAGAGGATGAGCCGGCCGGCCTTCGAGTTCTTCGACGGGTCGGTGGACGGGTGCTTCTGCACGTCGTTCCACTGGCCGTTGATCTTGATCGCGCTGCACTTCATGGCGAAGCGGATCGTGTCGCGGTTGACCTTCTGGAGCAGGCCGCCGCCCGAGCCGAACGCGAGGTTGTCGGCTGCCCACCCGGCCTGCATCATGTTACGCAGGATGCGGAGGAGCATGTTGCGGTCGATGCCGTCGCCTTGGATGACGCGGACCTTCGGGTTCAGGAGCTTGTGGCCGGTCGGCGTCAGCGAGGTGCCGAACCGCTGCCCGAGGATGTCGAGCAGCTTGATGACGACGGTGACAGGATCGCCACTGTCGGGGCGAATGACAACGGTGCCGTCGCGGAAGAGTACCTTGTCGCGCAGTTCCACGCCCCAGATCTTGTCTGCGGCGTTGAAGATGTCGTAGCTGTCCGACACGACCGCGACCAGACCCGTCGGATACTGGTCGAGCATGTTCTCGTAGGCTGCACGCTCGTTACCCCATGAAGTGATCGTCGAGTGCTCGGCGGCCGGGATGCTGAAGCCGGCCATCGCCTCGGCGTAGTACTCGTGCGCGACCTGAAGGGCCGCCATCGTGTCGGTGCCCTTGAAGTTCACGAGGTGCGCGCAGCCGCCGATGCCGGCCGACTCGACGCTCGTCGAGCCACGGTAGCCGAAGTCGTGCAGCTTGAAGTCGAGCCCGGCCAAGCTGCTGCCCGTGGTCTCCATGAAGTCGCGGATGACCTGCTTCATGTAGCGGGACTGGGTCGCGACGGTCGTCGGGTACCAGACCTGCACGAGCAGGGTCTCCAAGTAGTTCACGAGCCACGGGGTCTCGGGGTCCGTATTCTCGATCGTCAGGAGCACATTGCCCGTCGGGACGACAGAGCCCTCGGGCACGGCCTTGACGATGACCGGCAGATGCCCGTCGTGCGCGAGCAGGATGTGCTCCCACCCGGCGCGGTTGAAGAGCGTCTCGTTGCCGAAGTGCCGGCTGAAGAAGATGGCCGCCTCCTCGATCTTCTCGCGGGTGACGACCTGCCCTTCGAGGTACTTCTTGATGATGTACTGGAGGCCGAAGAAGAGCGTCTGACCGAACTCGCCGCCGTCGCGCGCTTCGAGGTAGCTGAAGACGTGCGTCGTGCCCTTGGGGTACTGCTTCCAGTGGCTGACCTTGTACGAGTCGGTGAGGAGCAGGATGTTGTTAGCGAGCACGGAGGGCTCCAAAGAAGTGGGTGCGGAACGCGAGGCCGAGAGGCCAGTGGCTCTCGACCAGTGGAGGCAGCTTCTGCATGTCGAACCATGCGACCGCGTCGACGTCGTCGCGCGCCAGAGCGAAGCCGAACGAGACAGGCATCGAGAAGAAGGCCGTGAGGATGCGGTCGCGGCCCGTCTTCGGGTAGCGCGGGTCGTCGATGCGGTACGAGCCGATGTAGGTCGGCTGCGCTACTTCGAGGCCAGTCTCCTCACGGACCTCGCGGAGGATGGCATCTTCGAGCGAGGCGTCGGTCGGATCGACGAAGCCACCGATGAAGCGCCAACCGCCGCCGTCCTTGTTCTTGCGCCCGAGCAGGACCTTGCCCTGCTGGATGATGGCCGCGTCGACAGTCTGAAACGAGATGGGGTAGAGCGACTTCGCAGCGAAGATCATCCCTCGCCGGAAGGCCGGGTCGTCCTCCATCTGGATCGCGTTCCGCACGTCAGTGCCCGACTCGGACTCGGGCGACGTGAGCGTACAGGTCGGGAACATGCCCTTGTAGTGCGGGAGGAAGCTGTCGCGGGCCCCGTAAAGCGTTGGCGGCTCGATGCCCGTCCCTGTCGCCGTGCGGAACATGCCGATGAGCCAGTCGAGGTTCTTCGACCACTCGGCATCCGACGCCTCGTCAGCGAGGGCGGTCACGGTCACGTCCGGGTAGGCCGTCTGGATCATGTCGCGCCGAGCGGCCACCGGCAAGGGGTCGGTGACCGACAGCAGCGCGCGTGAAGCGCCGAGCACGATGAGCACCTTCTCGTGGAGGGCGCGCATCGACTCGATGAGGAACTTGTGGCCGGCGTGAAGCTCGTCGACCTGCATGCGGACGACGGCGACTGCGAGACCCTTCGACTTCACCATGTCATCCCCGCGAAGACGTTGTGGTAGATGAAGACGACCACGTGATACGGCCATGTGAACCAGTAGCTCCAGTGCCTCATGACGAGGGCGACCTGCGTCCCGACGAAGAGGTTGACGAAGAGGAAAGTGGCGATCATGTAGACCCACTCGGCGTCGTACCACGGGCGTGGTGCCGGCGGCCGGCCCATCGCGTCGGCCATCGTGTCCTCGTGGTCGTTGTACTTGTAGACTCTCATGGGTGGAGGTGAATCTCGATGATGCCCGCCAGCACGATCAGGGCCACGATGATGTTCAGGCCGATGCCCATCCACGCCGAGCCGTACGACCGCCAGCGGAAGAAGTCGGAGATGCCCTTGATGAAGAGGCCTTCGACCATGATGCCGAGGAGCGTGGCAGCGATCATGATGATGTGCCACTCGGTCTGCACGCTGAAGAAGTTCATCAGGCGAGAACCTCGACCGTGAAGTTCTCACGGGCATAGCCCCGGCCAACGAGCATCGTGATGTACTGGTGAGCGTTCATCTCGAAGGCGAAGAGGGCATCGGGGCGTCCCTTGTAGCGGACGAGAGCGGTGACGTTCATCTCGACGGGTTCTTTCAGTGTGATCTTCACTTGTGCTCCTGATTGGGGTAGAAGGTTGGAGTGGCACCGCGCCCGAGGACGGGCCGGCTTACCTGCGAGGGAACCTTGCGTCCGAAGGGGGCGGGCTTGTCTCCTGCGACCCACGGTCCTCCGGCTGCTTCCATGCAGGCTTCACACGGGCTCTCCGAGACTTCCGAGGACTCGTTGATCCCTCGGACCTCTTCCCATGTGTGGTGGGCCGGGCACTCGTACGTGTAGAGGGGCACAGGTCGTCCAGTTCATCAGCCGGCAGCGACTGCGCCAGCCTTGTTAGGTTGCGGTTTGACTGCTTCACGATACAGGGCCTTCCCGTACTGCGACAGGTACTTCTCGATGTGCTCGGCGGCCCCGAGGGCCGTGAGCCGGTTGCGGACGCAGGTGTTGAACTTGCCCTCCGTGAAGTCCGACTTGAACTTCTCGTAGAGCGCGTCGCGGATCTCGCCGGCACGGAGGCCGGGGTGCGCCTTGATGTGCGCGAGGACTGCCTCCGACACGCCGTCCTTCAGCAGCCGCTGCGCCAGCGTGACTGGCTCCTCGGATGCCACGAGCGTGGCCTGATCGACCTCGTCGACGTTCATCGTGTAGGCGAAGTCGGGCGGCGTGATGCCACGGAACTTCTTGAACTGGATGCCGATGAGGTGCTTCTTCGACTTGTGCGGGACCAGTTGGACCCATGAGTCGAGCGCGCCAATCTGCGACATGGCACCGCGCCAGTCGCTACCGTCGTTGAACTCGGACTTCTTCGAGTTGTGGTGGAGCAGGATGATCGCCGCGCCGGTCGCCTCCGACAGGATGCGGATGTTGCGGAAGACGTCCTCCATCTCGTTGTTGTCGTTCTGGTTCGCCCTCGTGAGGCGCGAGAGCGTGTCGAACACGATGACGCTGAAGCCGTGCGGCTGCTCGGGGCCGCGCGAGGTGATCTCGACCTCGCCCCACTTGAACGAGCGGTGCGTCGCGATCAGCTTGCGGATCTCGTCGATCGACTCCAGCATGAAGGGCGACTGGATGAGGAAGCGGACAGGCTCGTAGTCGAGCCCGGTGAACTTGCTGAGGCGGGTCCACTGGCGGGCATAGTCGTCGAGCGAAGAGTCCGAGCCCACGAAGAGGACGCCGCCTCGAATCGTCTTGCGGCCGAGGAAGGATGTACCGGAGGAGATGGTGCGGGCGACCTCCATCGCGACCCACGTCTTGCCGACGCCGGGGTACGAGGTGATCCCCATGATGCCGCCCGCCGCGAGGAAGCCCTCGATCTGCATCGGGGGCGGCTTGACGGTGTAGAGCGACTCGCTCGTCGTCAGCTTGTACGGCCGGACGTTCTCGATGCCGACCAAAACGGGATGGCTCTTACGCACTGGGGTCCACCTCGGTCAATGTCATCGGAGCCCACCAACCGATCGCCCAGTCGCAGCCCCACCAGATGAGCCGGATGCCGCCCGAGAAGACGGGCCCGGCCGAGAGGGTGAGCGAGAGGTTGAGGGCCTTCCAGAACCAGCGGCCGTTCCGGCGTGCGCTACGTTGGCTGAACAGTACATTGAACTTCTTCATCAGTCGAGGTCAGGGATGCAGGTCATGAAGCCGATGAAGACGGCCGGAAGGGCGAACGACATCACGACGTTGATGTCGCGCATCCACAGGCCGAAGGCGATCCCGATGAGGCCGCCGCCGACGATCAGGCCCTGAAAGAAACGTCTGCTCATGGTCTAGTCCTTGAAGGGGTCTACGACGTCCCGGCCGGCCATTGCAACGCCGATCGGGCGGAGTGAGTGGTCGATCTGCATGTAGGTGTGGTGCGCGAGCACCTCCTCGATGCGCTTGTACGCCTGCGGAGCCTCGTCGAGATCGCCACCGCGAAGCTCCACGCCGGCATCCTCCATCCACTTGGCCCACGCATCATGCCGGACGAGGCCGGGCATGCGCTGCTTCTTGCCGTTCGCATCCTTCACGAACTTGCCCTTGGCCGCAGTGCGCGACATCAGGCGGCCGGCCCCGTGGGGAGCCGAGTACAGCGAGAGAAGCTGGTCGCGCTTGGCCGCCATGGTGAACGGGTCGAAGCCACGCACGATGAAGGCCGGGTCGCCCATCGAACCTCCGATGAACCCTCGCTGGCCGGGCCACATCGGGGTGGCACCCTTGCGGACGACGATGAGGCTCTGACCGAAGTGCTCCTCGGGCCACGCGAAGTTGTGGTGGTTGTGGACCTCCTCGACGATCTCGGCACCGATGATCTCGGCCACCTTGGCGCAGACCCAGTCGCGGCCGGCGTAGGCGTACTCGCCCGCCAGCGTCATGCACTGGAGGTACTCGGCACCGAGGGCGCTCGCGAGAGGCAGCACGAGTGGCTCGGCATTGATGGCATCCTTCGCGCCACCCTGCTTGAGGAACCATGTGGCCGTCTTGTGGCCGAGGCCACGCGAGCCGAAGTGGACGCCGACCCAGATGCGCTGGAGTTCGTCCATGAAGATGTCGACGTAGTGGTTGCCGCCGCCGACGGTGCCAAGCTGGTCGGCCGCCATCCGCTTGAGCGGGAGCACGGCCGGGTGGTTCCAGCGGGCCTCGCTCCGGTCGAGGATGGGATGGTCGACAGGCGTGTCGTTCGTGCGGCCCATGCCGAAGCTGATCTGCGACACGATGGCGTCCATGATGGCCGGCAGGTTCTCGGTCACGTAGTGCGCCGGGATGTCGAGCCGAACGGCCTTGTTGCCACAGCCGATGTCGTAGCCGACGCCCGAGGGCGAGATGGCTCCCTCGTAGGAGACGACGCCACCGATCGGAACGGCGTAGCCGAGATGGTGGTCGGCCATCATCGCGACGTGCTTGGCGGTGCGGAGGCAGACCTGAGCCTGCGCGAGAGCGCCCTCGTCGACCGGGTCGCCCCAGACTGGGATGTCACCGTAGAACTTCATAGGCGGTCTCTCTCCTCTGGTGTGATCTCGTGATAGTGCTCGCGCCAGCAGCGGAGGTCCCATGCTGCGCGCAGGAGTTCCGCCAGCAGGCGGTTGTTGTCTGGGTCCATCCGTTCCAGCAGGTACTTCTGCGTGGTGCCGATCGGCTTGTCGAACGGGTTGGGCGCGAAGCCTTGCCCGTTGCGGTGCGTGAAGAAGGCGATCGCCCCGGCCGACTCGCTGAGGATGTCTGTCTTCTCCGAGCGCATGAACGAGAGGAGCCCGTCGGCGTACAGCAGGATGCGCTCCTCGGCTGCGATGATCTCAGGGCCACGGTTCCACGCGCTACGGGCGTCATCGCCGGGATGGTTCATGTGTCCTCCTTGGGCTCGGTGGGTAACTCTAGTCTACCATCACCGAGCCCCCGTGCAACATCAGACTTTCGACCAGTCGGGCAGAGAGTCGGCCGGCGCAACCTCATACGGGATCGAGAGTTCCGAGCCCGGTGGCAAGACCATCTCGCGCTTCCCGAGGGTGAGCTTGAAGCCGCCGATGTCATGAGTCCGCCAACGGGTCCGTGATGGCGGTGGGACCGGTGCAGTTTGCAACGGTGGGTGCCGCTCCCACCAGAAGGCAGGAGCGACGAGCATAGCGGCCAGCAGCAGGACGCGTCCCATCAGGCAACTTCTTGGAGCGCCCGCTTGCGGAAGCGGATGCGGTCGGCGAGGTGCGGATTGCGTTTGACCATGATGTGGCCGATGCCGGCGTGCAGGCCCGACTTGGCCCCGACACCAAGCTCGATCATGACTACGCGCATGCTGAGGGGCCGCGACGCCCGAGCGAAGCGGCTCGTGATGGCCGCGAACTCGTACGGATGTGACCGGACCCAGAGGACGGCCTCACGCAAGAGCCGCAGCGTCTGGGCCCTCGTGTTGGGCTTGCGGTTCGTGACCGGCCGTCGCGTCCTGAGTGTGCGTGCGTGCTGAGGGAACTCGGCCTTGAAGAGGAGTGCTTCACGGCGGAGGCCGGACTGGGTGTCGTGTCCCTTCTCCCAGAGGACGATCTGCGCGATGGACGTGTAGACCCGAGTAGCTCCCTCGGCGATCTCGTTGAGGACGTACTCGCAGAACGCTTCGTACTTGGTCACTTGAGGTTCTCCTTGATGAAGGTGAGTGCGTCGTCGAGCGTCTTGAAGCCGGCCCGGCTGATGGTGGTGCCACGGCTCTTCACGATGTCGAGGAGCACGGAGTACTCGTCGGCCGACGGGTTGTTGCGGATGAACATCTTGAGCGCGTGGTCCGACTTCGCCATAACGTGGAAGGAGCCGAACGGCTCCGGGAGGCCCATGGCGTTCTGGATGTCCTTCTCGGTCGCGCCGTACGTCTTGGCGTAGGCCGCCTCCTTGTACCTCTGTGCGCTCTCCCTTGCTGCGTCGGCCGTATCGGCCAGCGTGCGGAGGTAGGCGTCGAGCAGAGCCGTCTCTTCGCTGTCCAGCCGGATGCCCGCGTTGAGCACCCGGCCGTCCTTGATCTTCGCCAGCAGGTCTTGGACTCTCACTGTTCGTCCTCCTCGTCCATCTCGTCGAGGTCGAGGTCGAGTTCCATCTCATCCTCGTCACTCATGACGCCCTCGTCGAAGCCAGTCTCGTACGCCTCGCCAGCCACCGCTTCGACTGTCGCACGGACGATGACCGAGACGGCGGCCGTGGTGATCTTGCCCTCGTCGTACTCGGTGAAGCCCTTCAGAATCTGCTCGATGCCCTTCTCTGCGTTCACTTGTTCCACCAGTCGTGACGCCGGCCCGGAATGGCCGGCAGGAGGTACAGAACTAACAGCACGATGAGTGCGATGGTCATCAGTCTTCAGGCTTCTCGTTGCGGCCGGCCTCGACGCCGTCCTCGTAACCACGGTCGTAGACCGTGTCCTCGGTCTCGTCGACGCCTTCCTCGTGGCCTACGTCGTAGCCCTCGTTGTAGGCATTGTCGAGCGCCTCCTCCAAGTCGGCCTCGAACGAGGCGAGTGCATCACGAAGTATCTGGCGCAGTGCTGGACTCTTCACTTCTTGCCTCCTCTGGCCGCGCGGGCCTTGGCGAGCGATGCGACCAACTGGGCCTTCCGCTCGGGTGACATGGGCTTCTTCAGCTTGCGCTTCGGCTTCGCCTTCTTGGCCGAGTCGACTGCCGCGAGTGCTGCCTCGGCAGACTGCTCGGTCTTCTTCAGGCCGGCGCGGATGCCCTTCAGGCCCTTCGTCAGGACGGGCGTGGCAATCTCGACCGGAGCCTGCGTGAGCCGGGGCTGCTTCTTGTCGTACGTGATCGGCTTCACGGTGAACTGCTCGCCGGCCGTCACCTCGTCGGCCGACTGGAGGGCGAGGGCGTCACGCTCGCTGAGGATCTTGTTGATGAGGATGTCGATACGCTTCGAGACCGAGCGGAGTTCGAGGCGCACGGCCTCGGCCATCTGCATGAGTTCTCGGCGTTCTTCGTACGTTGTCACAGGCGTTCCTCCAGCGACTTGAGGGTTGCATCGTTCTTCGCGCGTAGTTCCAGCATCTCTTTCCTGACGAGTGACGGGTCTCTCCAGTCTTTGATGGTGTACGGACGGGGCACCGGCCGGCGCTTGTAGGCACCGATGGGGCCCGGTGTGAACGGTTCGATCTTGCGGAACATCCGGTCCTCCGTGAGTTCCTCCACGATGCTGCGTCCCGTGAGACTACTTCCGGGTGTAGTCAGTTGCTCCTCGACTGTGGGAGCGAGGAACTCGGAGCCAACGATGTCGACCTTGGGCTCCTCGAATGGACTGGCCCCTGTCCTCATCCCGTCTTGGACGGTCGTCGTCTTCTTGGCGAAGTCCATCTCTGTACGGCTCTTCGTGTCCTTGAAGAGTTCGATCGTGAGCGGGTGGAGCGCCGGCCCTCGCTTCACGGCTGTTCCTTCAGATGAATCATCTCGATGTCTCCTGTGTTGAGGCAGCCAACGACGTGCTTGTCGTCGACCTCGATGGACGGGAACTCCTTGAGGGCGGCAGTGTCCGCAATCAGATCGGCCGCGTCGGCAACGCTGACGGCGACCTCGACGATACGACGCAGCGTGTCGGTCACCCGGTAGCCGAAGACACGAACATGCTCGTGCTGCCGGCCGGTCGGGTTCTGGATCGCGACGATCTGGATCTCAGACACGTTTCGCGGCACGGGCAGCAGCGCCCTTGCCGGTCTTGACCGTCTTGCCAACGGTCGGTTGACGCCGCCAGCCGAGGGCGACGAGCGCCGGGTGCTTGCCCTTCTTGCCGATGTAGTTGAGCACGAGCCGGCGAAGCTGCCGACTGCGGCCACGCTTCGCGAGCAGGACGGTGATGCCATCCTTGCCGGCGTACTCGTAGGTGAAGAAGGGCGCGCCGGCAGGGCCGACGAGAAACGTCTCGATGCCACGAGGGAGGTCGATCGTACGGCCGCCCATCGGGCCATCGAGGAACTTGTGCGGGACGAGTTCTGCGAGCTTCACTTCTTGCCTCCAGTCGACTTGGTCGTGGACGGCGGGACGTTGGGCTTCCCTCGCTGCTTGAGCGTCGGACCGCCTGCCGTGCCCTGCTTGTAGACGGCCGGCTTCACGACCACATGCTGAACCTCGAACAGGTTGGTCACCGGGTTCAGGATGATCTTGCGCTCGGTCTGGGCCGGCGTCACGAGCGTCCGGGGAACGTACTGCGAGACTCGGTCACGTTTGAGGGTATGCTTCCGGGCCATCGGGAGTCTCCTTCTTCTTGGGTGGAATGAACAGTTCGCCGATGCTGTGTGCGCCGATACAGAGGACGGTGATGAGCATCAGCCCGAGGACTGCGACCGCGCCCCCTAACACGGCGGCAGCTACCCAGTCGAGCGCGTCCCGTTGTGGGAACGGCTGCCGGCCACCTGTCGGAATGTGCATCCCGATCCAGTGTCCGCCGAGCAGCAGTCCGGTCATGAGTGCGAGCCCGACGAGCGTGCGTAGGATGTCCTTCACTTGGCCGCCTCCTTCGCCCTGATCTCCTTGATCGCCCGCTGCATCGCCATCACGTTCGCGATGTACCGGTCGACGGCTACCTTGGCAACCTCGGTGAGCGTGACGTAGCCCCCACCGAACTTGTTGTTCGCCTCGTCCCAGTCAGCCGGCAGGATGTAGTCGAGCCGAATGTTGACCTTGCTCTCGCCCTTCGCGAGGATGTGGCTCATGAGAGAGACCTCCGTTGGAGCGCCTGCTTGAAGTCAACCAGCTTCAACGCACGGTCGGCCGCCCTCGTTGCGTCCGGGAAGCGGCCGGCCGATTCGAGGTAGACCTGCGCCCGGCGGAGGGCGACGATGGCGTGGTCGATCTCGTCGATGGCAGCCGCCGAGTTCTGCGCCTGCACGAGCGAGGTGAGGACGGTCGTCTTCACTGGATGACCTTGAAGTACATGTTCGCCGGGACGCGGCCGAAGAAGTCCTTCACGCCGCGTGTGCAGAGGCACTGACGGGTCAGAGCCGGGAGCTTGAAGGCACCCTTTTCCTTCGTCGTGCTCACCTGCACCCACTTGTCGGTGAGAGAGCCCATGTTCTCGCGGAGCACGCGGCTGACGTGGATGGTGATGTACTCCCATGTGCGCTTGCCCTTGAGGCGGACTTCGTACGCGATGACCTCGGGGCGCTCGGGGCTCTCGTAGTTGCGGAAGCGGACTTCGATCTTCATGTGTTCCTCTTGACGTTGGAGGGGATGTTCAGGATGACCTTGTAGGCGGACTGGTACCTGTTCTGCATGTACTTGAGTGCCTCGTCCAGAGAACCGAAGCGGACGTTGCGGAACAGGTCCTCGTCCTCGACCACGCCGGACGCCAGCAGGTCTGCCGGCATCTGGCGGAACATGACTGTCAGCGTGGCCTTCTGCATCACATGCCGAAGCCGTGAAGGATGATGCCGAGTGCGAGTGCTGGCACCACGAGCAGCAGGAAGACACCGAGCCACGCCATCCCGTAGCTCTTCCAGCGGATGAAGTCGCGAATGCCCATGACGATCATGATCTCGACGACGAGCAGGCCGCTGCCTCCGATGCAGGCGAGGATGATCTCCGAGGGAAGCCAGTGGTGGTTCATCAGACGGCGGGACCACTGACCGAGAAGACGCGGCCGGGCCGGTCGAAGGGCGAGACGAAGACGCCCGGCTTGAGGACGTTCTCCTCGTACCACTTCAGATACTGCTCGGCCACCGTCGTCTCACGCTTCGCCTGCGCCAAGGCGTACATGCCACCGGTTATCGGGGAGTTAGGGTCGATCTCCTCCTTGATGAGCGAGATCATCCCGTAGCGGAAGTGCCGCTCGAAGTGCGGCTCGTTCACGAGGAAGTTGCTGACCTCCTGTCTGACTTCCGGCGTCAGCCCATCCCAACGATCCTTCGCGTCGCCGGGCGAGTTGATGATGCAGTGCGAGGGGTGCCGCATCCCGACAAGCCACCGGAGGACGGCGGTGGTAACGTCCTTCGCGATTGAGGGGATGGGCCCGTGGAAGTCGGGCCCACGGAGGCCGGTGAGGATGTCATAGTGCCGACGGTTACTCGTGTTGAGTTGCATGCTAACGCTCCTCTGTCGTGGCCTTTAGCCACAGGTTGGGGAAGTGCTGCTGGACAGCGTGCGCGACCGTCGAGAAGTCGGTCGAGAGTGCCTGTGCGGTCGCGAGCCAGTCGTGTGCGAACGCCTTGCCAAGCTCCTCACGGACGCGCTCGACTGGGAGCGTGCCGAGCTTGTCGACGAGTGCCTCGTTGTTGAGGGCGGCCTCCAGATCGCCCGCAAGTCTCAGGTGGTGCTTGACGCTGAAGCGGAGGGCCCGGAGCACGCGCAGCGGGTCCTCGTCGAACCTGTCGAGCGGCCGTCCCACGGTCTTGAGGGTCCAGCAGTCGGCGTGACGCCTGCCCTCGAACGGGTCGACCCAATCCCCGTCCTCGCTGACGGCGACTGCATTCACCGTGAAGTCACGGCGCGCGAGGTCGACGGCCAGCGTGGCAGGTGTCACCGAGTCAGGGTGCCGGCCGTCGCTGTACTGAGTCTCGGCACGGCAGAGGGTGAAGTCTGCATCGAGGACAACGTGGTCACGGCTGAAGCCGACCTTGCCGTGCTTGCCCTTCGGCATGTCGAGAAGCCCACCGAAGGAGCCGAGCGCCGAGAGTGGCATCTGCCCTCGGACTGTGACGAACTCGGGACGAGACTGCCAGACGCGCAGGCCACGCGCGACGAGCAACGACTCCATCTCAGCGAACGACTCGGCCTCGACAGCGAAGTCGACATCGTTTCCCTGCGGCAGCCCGAACAGGTGGTCACGGACGGTGCCACCGACAAGGTACAGTTTCATGACGCCTCCTGTTGCGCGCGTTGTGCCTGTTCCAGTTCACCTTCCAACTCCTCGACTCGTTCCTGCAACTCGTCACGTTCACCCTCAAGCTCGATGACCTGATCGAATGCGTCAATGAGGGCCTCGCGGAGTGCTTCCGTGCAATCGCTTTTGATACGCTTGACCATCTCGTCGAGAGCGTCACCGACACGCTCGGCTTCCCGGTCGACAATCGGACAGGTCTCCTCGACTGCTCGGAATGCTCGTCGTCTCGCGTCAGGGTGTGCCATGGTGCCTTTCACCTCTCCCCATCCATGGGGTTGTAGGCGTGCAACGACGCCTCGTTGTGTGTGAAAGCGTGGGCCAGCCCCGGAGTCTCACCGGGACCAACCTGCGTGTTACCGGCCGGTCTCGCGCAGGCGAGTGTCTATTGGACGTGGCCCATGATGTTACCGCGTGGCAAGGAGCAGCTTGCTCGCGGTCGTCTCGATCTTCGTGCGCTCGTCCGCGTTCACCGTGGTGCGCGCGACCGAGGTGAAGCCCTGAAGCCAGTCCCACCGGGTGCCCTTCGCGCCCTTCTCCTCGCGGAGGATGGCGTCGAGCGAGTCGGTGATGACCGTCTGCGTGAACTTGCCCTTGAACTTGCCGAACGCCTCGTCGAGGATGCGCTCGCGGCCCATGCTGGTGCTCGCGCCCTTGAGCGAGATGGCGATGGTGTCCTTCGCGTCGCGGACGGCGACCACGAAGCTGTCGGCGTTCGTGCTCTCGTTGAGCGTGGTCAGGAACCGGCGCAGGCCCTTGAAGATGTCGTGCGCGCCACCAGCGTGACGGGCCTTGAACACCTGCACGTTCTCAGCGCCCCAGATGATGTTGTTGCCACAGATGACGCGGAAGTTGAACGGCATGAAGCCGAAGGACTGCGCGCCGACCTCGCTGTTCCACGTCATGAAGCCACGGTGGAAGGCATCACCGTCCACGTCGAACGAGCCCGGCTGGTCCTTCCAGTCGCCGCCGTCGATGAAGATGGCGAACATGTCGCGGTCGCCCGCGTACAGCCCCGAGGGAACCAGCGGAGCGCCCCACTTGCCCTTGTCGAACGCGACAGGGTTGCGCCAGCCGGGCGGCAGGTACTCCATGAGCATGCCGGTGACCTGCTTGTCCCACAGGCGCTCGTACCGCGAGCCGTGGAACGCCCGGATAACATCGGTGCCCTCGCCCACGTTCTGGAGCAGCATCCGCTGCCGCTCGTCGATGACGCCCTCCTTCAGGGCAGCAGGCAGCCGGTCCATCAGCACGGACGTGGCGACCTCGGGCGAGAGCTTCGCGAGCAGGTCACGGGGCACACCGAGCTTGGACAGCATCTGGCCGGCCGACCAGTGGGTGAAGCGGGCCTTGCGGGTGCTGCCGACCATCGTGATATCGCCGTTGACGTGCAGCCCAACCTGACTCATACGGACCTTGCCGTCGGTCGAGACGCCGTCGCGCTTCGCGATCGACGAGTGCATGTCGGACAGGGACTGGAACCGCTCGTCAGCCGGGCGCTCGGCCCACTGACGGTTCGCTTGCATGAGGTTGATGCTCACAGGACCTCCTCGGTCGGTTGGGTTGTGGGGGTGGACGTGTTGGGGATGAGGGCGACGAAGGCCGCGACGAGCGTACGTGCCTCATCGAAGCTCATGTAGATGACGCTACCCTCGATGTCGAGGGCAAGGTCCCAACCTGCAACCGTGGCGTCGGTGATACTGCGGACGCGCAGGCGGCCGTTCGTGTACTCGGGTACGAGCGTTGCCATGTTGCCTCCAGAGTGAGGGGTCAGTGGGGCACGGACGTGTGCACCGCCCGCCGTGCGACGGCTACCGCGTACGCCTCGACTTGCCGCCGAAGTTGCGTACCGGCCGTGACGCTACGTTGCCCCACTGGCACTGCTAGGACTCGTCGTGTGGACTCACATCCACAAGGCTGACGTTGAGCGGCGAGTCCTGATTGAGGATGGTGATGGCGTTGTCATCCAGCTTCACGAGCGAGACGATGTTGCACGCCTCTTCCGTTGCATCCTCCGCGTGGCGTGCGGTGATGGTCACGACGAGCGTGACCGGGATGTGGAATGTGTAGGTGGTCATGCGTTCTCCTTCAGGAACTTGAGGCGCTCGTCATCGTCCTCGTCGTGCCAGTCGTCGCGCTTGTGGCGGTCGACAACGGCCTGAGCCTCGGCGACCATCTCCTCGTGCGATGCGATGGCGTGCAGGTAGCTCGCGCCGAAACGCTTGAGCTTGGCGTCCCACTCGGCCTTTTCGGCCGCGTAGTCGGGCGAGTCGTCGTAGGGCTCGTAGCCCATCTCGGCCTCGAACGCATCGCAGCCCGAGCAGGAGCCGTAGCTGCCGCTCACCCAACCGGTCACGCCGTTGAAGGTGACCTTGGCGAGCCACGAGCCTTGATAGTCGCCGAATGAATCGAACGTGTGGACGGTCGCGCCTGCTGCTTCGAGCGCGCCTTGGTACCCGCCGCTGCTCATGTGCTACCTCCCCTGCCAGTGAAGCGTGGCGGCCTTGTACTCGGCCGCAAGGTCGGACTTGCTCAGGTACAGACGGTTCCCATCCTCGTCACGCACGCAGACCTTGCCGTTCGTGAGCGTGCAGACGAGCGTGATGGACTTGCCCGTCGCGATGTGGTGCCACTTGAAGGTGGGCATCAGAGCCTCTCGTCCACGAGGGCACGCACGAACCGGGCGCACTCCTCGACGGTGGGCAGCGTGGCGATGGGCCCGTTCGACGCCTGTGCGGCGAGGTACACCGCATAGTTCTTGCCCGCACGTTCGATGGTGAAGTCGGTCAGCTTGAACATCATGCCTCCTGAGCGCGCAGCGTGTTGGCGCGCGTGAGCGTGAGACGCGAGTCGCGCTCGTCGGCGAACTCTGCCTCGACCGAGCGTGCGTTGGGGTACTTGCGGAAGGCGTTGCGGATGGCACCCGACAGGGCGTGCCGCGAGCGGTTGTTGGCGTGGACCGAGTACTCAGCGAAGGAGCACGCTGACGTTTCGACTACGACGTGGACGAGTATCACTTGTGCCCTCGCTTGCGGCGTACGGGTGGCTGAGGCGTGGTGAACCATGGACCGATGACGCGGCCGAAGAGCACCACCCAGTAGGGCAGTGTGATGGCGACGATAACGAGTATGCGGAGCAGCGTCACGCGGCGTCCTCCCAGACCATCTGCGTGACCGCGATGTTCGCGGTGCCGGCCTTGGCGCGCGTCATGGTGCGTGCCCACGCGAGCGCGAGCGCGGCGTCGGGGAACCAGCGAGTATCCTTCGCCGCGTCGAGCACGGTGACGCCCGGAAGCTGCGTCGCGAGTGGCGCATGGACCTTGCCGACATAGTACGTTTCGGTCACCACCAAGGCACCGGGCCGGCGGTCGCCGTCGACGTGAACGGTCATGTTTCTCATGCAGCCCTCCGCTCGACCGTGTAGGGCTCGGTCGCGAACGTGTTGGCGAAGGCCGTCAGCGTCTCGTCGAGGTGCCGCTCGTCCACGAAGCGGACGTGCGTGACACCGTTCACCGTGGCGTACACCCAGAAGCGTTTCAGGCTCATGACTTCCCTCCCGGCGTGGGCAGTGTGGACGCGTTGCGGAGCAGGCCCCACTTCACGGGCTCGCCGTGCGTGGACTTGCCTTGCTCGTCGACCGTCATGAGGTTGTCGTCCGTGGTGGGCGAGAACCAGTAGTCGGTGGGAACGTGGGCGATGGGGATGCGAGCCTCGACGCTGACGAGGCCGTGGCGCTTCGTGGGGTCGCGCTCTTCACGCGTGTGGACCGTGATGGTCGCACCAG